TTTGAGTATTGGAACGAGTTTCACTTTAATGGTACCGAGCGTACCTATGTCAAGCACCAGATGACCACACAGGATATCACTAACAAGTATATCTCGGTATCGGAAAATCTAATCGGTGCAACCAGAATATTCAAGATCGGTCAAGGTAACATGGCTATGAACATGTTTGATCTACGCTATCAGCTAAGACTAAACGATCTATGGGATCTATCATCTACCTCATATGTCAATTACTCTCTCACCATGCAGCATCTAGCTACACTTGATTTATTGTTCACCGGTGAGACTCCTATTCGTTTTAATCGACTAACCGACAAACTCTATATCGATATGGACTGGGAAACAGATATTGAAGCCGGTGAGTATGTCATTGTAGAAGGCTTCGTTGTTACCGATCCTGACACATACACTAGAGTATGGAATGACCGTATGCTTAAGAAGCTAACCACGGCATATGTCAAGAAACAGTGGGGCACCAATATGTCCAAGTTTGACAAGATGCAGCTACCAGGCGGTATCACCATGCGTGGCGTCGATATCTATAATGAAGCCGTTTCTGATATTGAAAAGATTGAAAACGAAATTCGTCAGACATATGAAGCACCTCCAGGATTCTTGGTAGGCTAATGGCAATCAATCGCTACTTTAACAACTTTCCTGGAAAGAACCGCTTTAACAATGAGCATCACCTCATGGAAGATGTTATTGTAGAGTCCATTGAAATTATGGGTCATCAGGTCTATTATATTCCCAGAGAATCCTTTGATGAAGGTGATATGATCTTTGGTGAGTATGCCAAGAGCAAATTCGAGAAAGCATATTCAATTGAAGCATACCTAGCCAACGTCGAAGGCTTCGAAGGTGATGGTGACTTCTTTTCCAAGTTCGGTCTAGAGATTAGAGATACCTCAAACTTCATCATCTCTCGCCGTGCATTTACTCGTGGTCTACCAACTGTATTGCGTATTAGACCACAAGAAGGTGACCTGATCTATGTTCCGCTAATGCATCGTATGTTTGAAATCAAGTTCATTGAAAAGAAACTTATGTTCTACTCTCTTGGTAATAGAGAGCCATATATCTATGAAATGCGTTGCGAACTATTCCGCTTCTCCGAAGATGCTATTGATACTGGTGTTAAGGAGATTGATCAGATCGAGGAAGAAAACGGTTATACACTAAAGCTAAATGTTGAACTATCTGGTGTCGGCAACTTTAAAGACGGTGAAGTTGTATATCAATCACCAGACGGAACATGGGCAAACAATACGGCACATGCAGAACTTAGTGAGTGGTATAAAGCCAATGGTACCATGTTTATTCATAGTATCACTGGCAACTTTACTGCTAACACTCTATATGGTAACACATCTCTAGCCCAAATTACCATCAATACTATTGATGATGAAAAGAATGATTATGTTAAATTTGATATCTTTGACAACAAAGACTTTGACACTGGCGCAGATTTGATCCTTGATCTATCTGAAACTAATCCGTTTGGAACACCTTAATGCTCGGTAACGCACACTATTATCATCAACTAACCAAGAAAGCAGTCATCCTTTTCGGAAGACTGTTTGATGATATCTCTATCATTAGAAAGAATGATCAGACCGGTGCAGAGGTCAACCGATTCCTCGTGCCTATCATCTACTCACCAAAAGAGAAGATGATAACTCGTGTCTTTTCTGATCCAGACCTAACAAGACAGCTTCAAGCTATTCTACCACGTATGGGATTTGAAATCTCTGGTATTACCTATGATGCCTCTAGAAAACAGAATAGTCTACTGAAAGCATCAAAGCCAATTACCGGTGGCACAACCGCATCTTCCGCTTATATGGGTGCTCCATACGATCTAAACTTCCAGCTAACTGTTTATGCTCGTAACATCGACGATGGCACACAGATTGTTGAACAGATACTACCATTCTTTAATCCTGACTTTACCGTTTCAGCATCTATGGTACCTGATCTAGGTTTCGTCAAAGATATACCGGTCATTCTCAACAATGTCACTAATAACATTGAGTATGAAGGCAACTACGATTCCGTAAGATATGTATATTGGACTCTTAACTTTACAATGAAGCTACACTATTATGGTCCAATTACAACACCTAAGATCATTCGTACCGTTTATGCCAACATTCATAACAATAACAATTTAGGTCCAACATACATTACCAAAATGATGCTTGCCAATACAGCAGGCACATTCAAGCAGGAAGATGTGGTTTTCCAAGGCAGCAGTCTAAAGTGGGCTGATGCTCAAGGTATTGTTATGCATTATAATCCTGTTGATGATGTATTGACACTAGGAGCCACACAAGGCACCTTTACGGTTAACAATACTATTCATGCAGCATCTACCAATGGTGTTGCTCAAATATACAGCCTAATAACAGAAGCAGCCAAGACAGTCGAAATCAAGGTTGAACCAGATCCGATCACCGCACAACCTGGTGATGACTATGGCTATACTACCACTATTACAGAGTGGACGGACTAAATAGAAGAAATAACTAGGATAGAGGCAAATGTCACAACTTATCATCAATGTGGGCACAGTAGCTAACGACGGTACCGGCGATACAATTCGTGGCGCCTTTACCAATGTCAATGCTAACTTTACGGAAGTTTATGCCAACCTAAACGGACTAGCAGCAAATGTGGCCAGTATTGATGCCGGACAGAATACTGCTCTTAGTTTCGCTTACGTAACAGCAAATACCGCTTATGATAAAGCTAACGCTGCTAACCTACTAGCATATAATGTTGGTGTCAATGCCAACCTATACTCCGAATCAATCGGTGCAGTAGGAAATGCATATGCAACCGCTGTCGGTTTAGCTTCTAACTCATATGCCAATTCAGTAGGCACATCGGGAAATGCATATGCAGTTACAATCGGAACTGCTGGTAATACCTATGCATCAATTCTAGTGGCTAACAATGCAGTTGGTGCTAATGCATGGACTAATACTGTTTCTGTTACCATTACAAACTGGGCAAACTCAAAGTTCGAGGTTGTAGCAAATACCACAGCACTAACTAATGCTGTCAATGCTGCCTTCACCAAAGCCAACACAGCTTTCCAGAACGCATCAGGTACACTCATCGGTAACTTTATTGCCACTGGTTCAATTTCAGACGGTGTTGGTGTTGTTAGAGAAAGATACACCAGATCAGCCGACACAGACATTCCAGTTTTGACCGCAGGTTCGGTTATCATTGCCAATAGCAGCAACAATATCACTGTCAATGTTCCTGATGATTATCAATTCTTGGTATTCCCAAATGTAGGTACAGCAATTGAAGTTATACAGTATGGTCCAGGACAAACAAGAATCAAAGCAAATAGCGGTAGTGTAAACGTTCTTTCATCTAATAACTGGGCTAACATTGCTGGTCAGTATCTATCAGCAACCCTAACCAAAGTCCACTCAAATACATGGGTTCTAACAGGTAATCTAAAAACGTAAGGTATATTATGGGTGTTGAGAAAAACTTATCAGATGCTTTAGGCATCGAACACTTGCCTGTGACTAAAGAAGAAGTCAAGCAAGAAGTTATTGAATATGTTCCTGCTGATAGTAATGATGATCAAGATGAAGATTACCGTCTAGTCAGAAACACTTTACGCAATCTTATCGAAAAGGGTAATGATGCCCTTGAAGATATCTCCACTATTGCCAGACAGAACGAATCCGCTCGTGGATTCGAGGTTGTCGCCAATCTAATTAAGACTGTAGGTGAAACGTCGAAAGACTTGTATAACCTACAAAAGATGAAACGTGACTTGAAAGAGCCTAATCCTGAAACTGATCCTCGCAAGAAAACTTCCGAAGGCATCAATGTGGAGCAGGCCGTATTCGTAGGTTCTACAGCCGAACTATTAGCGGCTATTAAGAACAAGAAAGAGCAAGATGGCCAGGACGCCGTTTAGTTATCAGAATAACCCTAACCTGCCTAATGAGCAGTATCGTCATTCTTTTACCCAAGCCGAACTTGATGAATATATCAAGTGTGCGGATGATCCTGTTTACTTTTCCAAGAAGTATATTAAGATCATCAACGTTGACCGTGGTCTTATGCCCTTTGAAATGTGGGACTTTCAGGAGCGTATGCTTCAATCGTTTCATGATAATCGTTTCTCTATTTGCAAGCTACCTCGACAGGTCGGTAAGTCAACCACCAGTGTGGCTTATATTCTTCATCAAGTATTGTTCAATGAGAACTTTGTGGTTGCTATTCTTGCTAACCGTGCTCCAACTGCCCGTGAGTTGCTACAGAAACTAAAGCTGGCTTTTGAGTATCTGCCTATGTTTCTCAAGCAAGGTATCAAAGAGTGGAACAAGGGTTCTATCTATCTTGCTAATGGTTCGAGAGTTCTAGCAGATTCCACCTCAGGTTCCTCTGTCCGTGGTTTCTCGTTCAACCTAATCTTTCTGGACGAGTTTGCGTTCGTTCCCAACAATATTGCGGAAGAGTTCTTTAACTCAACATATCCTACCATTTCATCTGGTAAAACTTCTAAGGTTGTTATCGTTTCTACTCCTAACGGTATGAACCTGTTCTATAAGATGTGGACTAAAGCGGTTGAAAAGACCAGCACCTATATTCCTATTGAGATCCATTGGTCGATGGTACCTGGTCGTGATGCCAAGTGGGCAGAAGAAACCATTAGAAACACCAGCCAAAGACAGTTCGACCAAGAATTTGGTTGTGAGTTCTTAGGTTCATCTAACACACTAATCAACGGTGCCAAGCTAGCCTCTCTACACTGGAAAGAGCCTGTTGCACGTAACGAATGTATGGATATCTTTGAGCAAGCAGTACCAAAGCATACCTATGTGCTATGTGCGGACGTGGCCGAAGGTCAAGGTCTCGACTATTCCACCTTCTCTATCTTTGACGTTAGTGAGGTACCGTACCGTCAGGTAGCTAAATATAGAAACAACGAAATTAGCCCCATGCTACTACCAGCAGTCATCTATTCGGCTGCCAAGAGGTATAACGAGGCTTTCGTTCTAATTGAGATTAACTCTATTGGTCTACAGGTAGCAGATATTCTACATTATGAATTGAACTATGAAAATCTGCTAAAGTTCCAGCAAAAAGGTAAGCAAGGTACCCAGTGGTCAGGTGGTTTCGCCGCTGGTAAGAACAAGCTAGCCTTTGGTCTAAAGATCACAGCACAGTCCAAAATGATCGGTTGTGCTAACCTCAAGACGCTGGTGGAAAGTGATAAGCTAATACTAAACGATGAAGATACCATTACCGAGTTATTCTCATTCTCCGCAGACAAAAAGACCTTCAAGGCGGAAGAAGGTTCTAATGACGATTTGGCCATGACACTGGTTCACTTTGGCTGGTTGACCGCCCAAAAGCTATTCAAAGAGACCGTTTCTAACGATATTCGCTACGTTCTACAGAAAGAGTTGTCATATCTGGAAGATGTAGAAAATGTGCCTTTTGGATTTATTGATAACGGAATCGATAGTCCTCATGACACTGAAATTGATGCCGCCGGTGATCGATGGGTCCGTGAAAGAGAGCAGCTATATCCATTTGACGATCTAAACTATGCTTGGGGTAGCAGACTATAGTTCTGAAAAACAAGAAAACGATAAATAAGGTTTGAAATGGATTTTACACCATTCCAACCTATAAAGGAGTAAAAGATGGTATATCAACTTTCCCCAGGCGTGGCTTGGTCAGAAATTGACCTTACGACCGTAGTTCCCGCCGTTTCGACTACAGAAGGGGCGTTTGCCGGAAACTTTGATTGGGGTCCTATTGACCAGGTTGTGACAATTGCTAATGAAGTTGAACTAGTTCGCTGGTTCGGTAAGCCTTCAGATAATACAGCAGTTTCATTCTTCACCGCAGCTAACTTCTTAGCTTATGGTGATAACCTACGAGTAGTTCGTTCAGCAAATACAGCCGGTGCCAAAAACGCTACCTCTGGTAACACAGCAGCTATTATTAAGAACCGTGATGACTGGGACCTAAACTGGGACGTATTCAGCACAAACAGCCCAACCTACGGTATGTTTGCTGGTCGTTATGCTGGTACACTAGGTAATGGTCTACGTGTTTGCATGTTCGCTAACGCAGGTATTTCTTCAACTAACGCAGACTGGACCAATTGGGAACAGGCAGCACAGTTCGATGGTCCTCCAGGCACATCAAAGTATGCACAAGATCGTGGCGGTGCCAACGACGAAATGCACATTATCGTTCTAGATACCCTCGGTTATTTCACCGCTGGTATCGCTAATGCCGTTCTAGAAAAGTATTCAAACGTTTCTAAGGCTGTTGATGCCAAGAACGATGACGGTTCATCTAACTACTGGGTCAACGTTATAGCTGACAAATCAGCATACGTATGGCCAATTAACAACGCTATTGCCAATAACACTGTTCCTGTTGTTCAGACAGCAACATGGGGCAATACAGCACAGGGAACATCATTCACACAGGGTAATGCTTCATTCAACATTACACTAGCTGGTGGTGTTCTATCTTCACCAACTGACGGTAATCTACAGAACTCATACGTTCTATTCTCAGATACCGACGCTTATGACACCTCACTAATCATGACTGGTGGTGCTTCAAATACCGTATGTAAGTATGTTATCGATAACATTGCTGCTCCTGGTGGTACATATGGTCGTGGCGACGTAGTTGTATTCGTTTCACCACAATACACAGACGTTGTTAACCAGCCAGGTTCAGAGGTTACTAAGTCAATCGCTACACGTAACTTCTACGGTTCAACCTCATATGCCTTCATGGATTCTGGTTGGAAGAAGCAGTTCGATAAGTATAACAATGTTTATCGTATGGTTCCTCTAAACGGCGACATGGCCGGTCTATGTGCCCGTACCGACCAGACAAGAGATGCATGGTTCTCACCAGCAGGTCTAAATCGTGGTCAGGTTAAGAATGTAACCAAACTATCATGGATGCCAACAAAGGCAGACAGAGACAATCTATATAAGAACGGCATTAACCCTGTTGTAACCTTCAAGGGTGAAGGCACTGTTCTATATGGTGATAAGACACTACTTGCTAAGCCATCAGCCTTCGACCGTATTAACGTTCGTCGTCTGTTCATTGTTCTTGAGAAGTCAATTGCAAAGGCAGCAAAGTATTCACTATTCGAGTTCAACGATGAGTTCACACGTTCACAGTTCGTTGCTCTAGTAGAACCATTCCTACGTGATGTTAAAGGCCGTCGTGGCATCTATGACTTCAAGGTAGTTTGTGATGAAACAAACAATACTCAGCAAGTCATTGATAGCAACCAATTCGTCGGGGACATCTACATTAAGCCAGCACGTTCAATCAACTTCATCCAGTTGAACTTCGTTGCTGTCAGAACCGGTGTTGCCTTCTCCGAAATTGTTGGCAAGTTCTAATAAATAAAGGAAAAGGAGAAAACACAAATGGCTTTTAATGTCAATCAATTCAGAGCAACCCTGGTAAACGACGGCGCCCGCCCAAGTTTATTCGAGGTTGTAATGACCTTGCCACCAATCCTTGGTGCAGCGCCATTGACAAACGACATCATCTTCCGTGTTAGAGCAACATCTCTACCAGGTGATGGAATTTCTCATATCGTTGTTCCATACTTTGGTCGTGAGATTAAGATTGCAGGTACCCGTACCTTCCCAGACTGGTCATTCACAATCATCAATGATGAAAACTTTGTGGCTCGTCGTAATCTTGAGACTTGGCTAAATGCTATCAACTCACACGTTGGTAACCTTCGTAGCCCAGCCGCTCTATCAGCAGCTTCATATCAGGCTGACGCTCTTATCACTCAGTTTGGTAAGGCCGGTAACGTCATTAAGATGTATAAGATGGTTGGTTGTTTCCCAACTGACGTTGCTGCTATTGACCTAGATTGGTCAATGGGTGACCAGATCGAAGAATTTGGTGTGACACTCGCCTATCAGTGGTGGGAATCACTCGACGGTTCTACAGACATTTCTGGTGCTTAATATATACTAATAGGATCCATGGGGCTTCGGTCCCATGGATTTTCATCATGTTTAAGGAGTAGGGACCATTCGCTTTTTTGGCTTTCAAATCGGCACTGACGATCAAGATAAAGTTGATCAACAAGGCCGACCACTACAAAAATCATTTGCTGTACCGCAATCTGACGATGGCGCCGTTACGGTTGCTGGCGCTGGTTACTATGGCACATATGTTGATCTAGATGGTACATTCAGAAACGAAACACAGCTAATCACCAAGTATCGTGAACTAGCTATTCAGCCTGAAATGGAAACTGCTCTTGACGAAATCGTTAATGAAGCTATCGTGGTTGAGGACTCTGGCACATCCGTTGAAATCAATATGGATGAAGTCAAGGCTCCTGCTCAGATCAAAAAGAAGATCGAAGAAGAATTTGAATATATCCTTAAACTACTAAACTTTGGTAACATGGGTCATGATATCTTCCGTCGTTGGTATATCGATGGTAGAATATACTATCACATTGTTATCGATGAAACTAGTCCTGCATTAGGTATTCAGGAACTAAAGTATATCGACCCTCGCCGTATTCGTAAGATCCGTGAAATCCAAAAGATGCGTGATCCAAATACTGGCGTCGAACTAATCAAAAAGACAATCGAATATTATCTCTATAACGAAAAGGGAATGATTGGTGCTGGCACTAATCTAGGCGCAAAGATCGCAGTTGATTCGATTGTTAATGTCAATTCGGGTATCATGGATCCAAAGCAGACCATGGTGCTTTCCTATCTGCACAAAGCAATCAAGCCATTCAACAATCTAAGAATGGTTGAAGATGCTACCGTTATCTATCGTCTATCTCGTGCACCAGAGCGCCGTGTATTCTATATTGACGTTGGTAACATGCCTACAGTTAAAGCGGAACAGTATGTCCGTGATATCATGGTCAAGTATCGTAACAAGCTAGTTTACGATTCCAATACTGGTGAAATCAAGGATGACCGCAAGCACCTATCAATGCTAGAGGACTTCTGGCTACCACGCCGTGAAGGTTCCAAAGGTACAGAAATCTCTACACTAGAAGGCGCACGTAACCTAGGTGAAATGGAAGACGTTAAGTATTTCCAGAGTAAGCTATACAGATCACTAAACGTTCCAATTGGTCGTATGGAAGCACAGCAAGGCTTCTCTCTAGGTAGAACAACCGAAATCAATCGTGACGAAATCAAGTTTAACAAGTTTGTTACCAGACTTCGCAATAAGTTCTCTACACTATTCGATGACCTTCTTCGTGTTCAGCTAGTTCTTAAAAGAATTTGTACCGAAGAGGAATGGAAAGAGTTTAAAGAAGATATCTGGTACGACTATAAGAAAGACAATAGTTTTGATGAAATCAAGGATGCAGAACTATTAAACATCCGTCTTGATACTCTTGCTAAGGTTGATCCATTTGTTGGTAAGTATTATTCTGTAATGTGGGTTCGTAAGAACATTCTCCAGCAGACAGATGATGACATTGAGGAAATCAATGCTCAAATGCAGGAAGAAGGTCAGATACAGGCACAGATTGATCAGGCTAATGCCGAAGCCATGGCTGTTCAACAGCAACAGGATATGCAGAACCAGATTGCATTTGGTGCCCAGCAACAAATCGCACAGGCAGTAACACAAAAAGAAGTTGATAAGATTGCTGGGCCAGATCAAGGTCCAAGTAAGTCTGAAAAGACTAGTCAAGATCACGAATCCAAGATGATGGATAAGAAGATCGCACTAGAAAAGATGAAGCAAAAGAAATCAGCGCCGCCAGCTAAGGCAGCCAAGAAAAAGACAGTTGCCGAAGAAGCTAAAGATTTAGGTCTAGTGTATGTTGGTTCAGGTAAGTATGCTAATAAAGGTGGTGAAATAACACACCTAAACGAAAACGGTATTCTATTACCTTACCTAAATAAGGATTAAGACTTTGAAAAAAGGTATGTCAGGTGTTGCGACACCTTCCGCACAACAGCTAGCCAAAAAATGGAATCTTCCTCTTGCTACTATTGCAAAGAAGATTGTTGCTGGTACTAAAGTTGAGAAAGAACATACCACAAGTTCTAAGCAGGCGGCAGAGATTGCTAGAGATCATATCAATGAGAGACCTGATTACTATGAAAAAATTAAGAAGATGGAAAAGTCTCCTATTGTCAAAGAAGCAAAGCATCCTTTACAAGCTAATTTTGATAAGTATAGAAAAGGTAAACTAAACGAACTTGGTGAATACGACAACAAAGGTGGCACAGTAGATGCCGAAGGATTAACAGATGCCTCTCCTCTTGCTCAAAAGAGACGATCAGTAAAAGAGCAAGGTTATGGCATCAGAAGCTATACGGAGAAACCACTAGTGGAAAAGAAACCTACACCAGACGCTATGCCAACAGGTGCGGATCGTGGTATCTATCAAGAAGCATATAAGTCTAAGGATGAAAAATACGGTTTTAATCATCCTGAAACAGGTAAAAATATCGGAAGAATTATGCCTTCTTACGGAGAGTTTATAACCAGACGAGTAAAAGCCGGTAAAACTCAAAGCGTTCGTATGCGTCACAAGACAAGAGAAGATGCTGAAAAGCATTTGATCCAACATGCCGATACAACAAAACAAACCAATGAAGGTTGGGCATCAGTTGGACATCCATTCACTCGTGATGGTCGTGTAAATCCTAATGCACAGTTTTATGGTGGTAAGCCTAAACAAACCACTACTAAGAATGATGAGAAAGATAATACCTATAAGAACTCAAAGCAGGGTGGTACTAACGTAAACAAGGTTAAGCCTGTTAAGGAAGATGCTGTTACAGTAGCAGCAACCCAGCATATGGACACAGCACAGTCTGGTTATCAACAGTCTGCTAAGCCATCAAGAAGCCGTGTAAATCTAAGAGGCACAACCGCACATGTCAAAGGTGCCGAGTATAGATCAGGAACAGGTTCAGCAAGAGCCTCACTAGGTGCTGGCGGACAGATGAAGCCAACTAGCACTAATGTTCCCACCAGATTTATGCGTAGTGTTAAGAACGCTCCATCAACACAGGGAGCAGGTGGTCAGCTAAAGCCTTCTAGCACATCTGGTTCATCATCATTTACACCTAACTCCCAGAGCCGTTCAATGAATGTCGGTAAGGGAATGGCAGCATCAAAGCAGACAAGTCCGGTTGTTAAGGGTATGTCAGCCGCCGGTCAGGAAGCATCTAAGAAGATTGTTCCTAAGGCCGCCAGTGTAATGGCTACAGTAGGTAAAGCCGCAAGAGCAATGAGTGGACCAGAAGGCGCAGCAGTTACCGCAGCAGCCGAACCACTAGCCAAAAAGATGGCATCATCATATAAGGCAGGTCATCAGAGTTTTGCTTCACACGGTTCAGAAGGTGAAAAGACTTCAACCGTATTTGCTAGAATGAAACAACCTTCACAAGGCCGTTCAGTTAGCCAGTATGAAAAAGACGTTCTAACACCTAAGGCATCAGAAGCACCTAAGGCTCCAGAAAATCCAAAGGTAGATGCTCCAACTCCACCATCAAGACCAGATTACTTCTCTCGTGGTCAGGCATTTAGTGCAGCACGTAAAGAAGCTGGTGGTGGTGAAGGTAAGTTTTCATATCAGGGCGGTTCAGATTCAACACCTAAGTCATATCAGACAAATGTTACTAGTGAACCATACAAGCCATCATCACAGCTAAAACAAACAAGTGTAAAAGAGGAAACTAAAATGGATAACAAAGAACGCATTAACGAGGCTCTAGATTGTATTCTAGAGAACAACCTTTCAGAAATGAAAGATAACCTCCTTGTCGCTCTACAAGAAAAAGCTATGGAAAAGTTGGAAGAGCGTAAGAAGGAAATTGCTGCTAACTACTTTGCCGAATAAGGATTAGACAATGAAAACTCTCAAGCAGATTAAAGAAGAATATGACAATATCACTTTAAGTCAGATGCCAGAAGCACCTGAGGATCTTGTGCTTGAGGGACGTGAAGCTGCTGTAAACAAATCATCAAAAATTATTCCATCTTTCAGTCAGATGCCAGCAATGCTTCTTTTCAGAAGGGTTGCATACAGACTTTATCCTAACAAGCAAGTTGTGGCACTATACTATTCAAAGACTGTAGATAAGTATCTATCTGTTCCATTTGGTCCTGATGGCAATCTTAATTTGAGTGAGTCATCAGTTTATAATACAGAAGAACAAATGGAACTAGAAGAAGGTGCAAAGTGGGAAGCAACAAAAGGTGCTGTTAAAGGTGCCTTGCATGGTACTATTAGAGGCGGCGCTATCGGAGGTGCTATTGCACCAGGTCCAGGAACAGCCATTGGCGCAGTAGTTGGTGGTGTAAGAGGTGCTTATAAAGGCGCTAAAAGAGGATACGAAAAAGGTAAGAACATGGAAGAAGATTGGCAGTCCGTAAACCGTAAAGATAAAACAGATGGTCTATCACAGAAGGCAGTTGATGCCTATCGCCGTGAGAATCCAGGTTCTAAGCTAAAGACAGCCGTTACTGAAAAGAATCCAAAGGGCAAAAGAGCCTCACGCCGTAAGTCATTCTGTTCACGTATGGGTGGAATGAAGAAGCGTTTGACCTCTGCCAAGACAGCAAGAGATCCGGATTCACGTATCAATAAGGCACTACGCCGTTGGAATTGTGAGGAAGACTTTAAGTTAAAACTAGCACAGCTACGTGAAGGTAGAGTTGATGAAAGTCCATTGGATACACTAAAGGCATTCTTCTCTGCTCCTGCTGATTTAGAGAAAGCTGCTGGTGCAGGCGGTGATATTGTTACTAAGAGTTCTAAGGCACCTTTAGAAAAGAAGGGTGTTAAGACATACAGTGGTTTCTCTAAGGCACCACAGAAGCATGATGATATTGCAGCAACACGCTATAAGCAAAAACTCATGCAGGTTAAAGAGAACAAGATATCTGATATCCGTGATATGATCAGTGAAGGAACAGATAATATGAACCTTCAGATTAACGGAAGAACAGTTACACTAAATACCAGTATGGCAAAAAGAATCCTTGAAGTTTATGACTCGGTCAATACTAAGAACAAAAAGATTGTTGAAAGTATGCTAAACGAAGACCTAGAGTCCTTCAAGAAACTACTAAACTTTTCAATAAAGGTATAACAGATGGCAACAGTTCTAACAACACAAACATTAGTTGATTCTAATAGACATTCGGTTATTAAGGTAGTTGGTGTTGGTGGTACCGATGCTAACGTATCACTTATTAGAGCAGCAAATCTAGCTTATGCTATCAATGCTACTGGTGTTGTTAGCACAACAAATCCAAAGCGCCTTAATAGAGTTGCCATCAGACGCATTTGGGGTCAAGGACAGATTGCAACAGCAGGAGCAGGTGTAACACTAAAATGGGGCGGCAATGCCAATAGCGCCATTGTTACATTTGGTAACGGTCTTTTTGATTACGGCTTTGACTCTGGCTGCACCGCTGGTACAATTGAAATTCCTGATCAAGCAAACTGCACAGGCGATATTGTATTCTCCAGCACAGCAGGTGCTACAGATACCTGGACACTATTCATCGATCTAAAGAAAGACGGCCGTGACTACGATCAAGGTCAGGCTCGTGATCCTCTAGCATTTAACAACGGACTCTAACATGTCAAGACAACTAGTCGAATCCATTCTATCTAAGAATATGCTTGAAGCTAATGATATCTTTGAGGCTAAACTCAAGGACATTAGAGAAAAGAAAATGTATGAAATGAAGCGCATGTATGCCGCTAAGATGGATGAAGCCATCGGCGGCCTAAGTGGTGTTGGTGGCAATCCTGAGGAACTAAGAGCAAAAGGATATAAGAAGGCTGCTCCTGAACTCGAAAGACGCAAGAAGGAAGCCAAGGCTGAATACAAGCAGGCCAAGAAAGAATATAAGAAGGCAACTGGCAAATCATCAAAGTCAGCTGGTGAAACAGATTATGAAGGTAAGGGTAATGCACCTTGGACCATGTTTGGTAGAGCCGCACAAAAAGCTAAGAAGGCTATAAAAGATTATGAACCAGGTCGTCCAGGTGAAATCAACTTAAAGGTTGCTAAGACTGCCGCTAAAGGTGCTGGTTCTGTTGTTAAAAATCTAGCAAAAGAACTTGGTAACATAAGCGGTTTTTAGGAATCAAAGTATTATAAATATACCTAAAGGGTAAACAAATGAAACTTATTAGAGAAGAAATTCAGGACATTCAGTATTTGGTTGAGTCAGACGGTAAAGGTGGTAAGAACCACTTTATTACTGGTATCTTCATGCAGGCTGAAAGACAGAACCGTAATGGTCGTGTCTATCCTATGAATGTTCTTTCAAAAGAAGCTGACAGATATAATAAAGAATACGTTCAAAAGAATAGAGCGTTTGGTGAACTAGGTCATCCAGAGAATCCTCAAATCAACCTAGACAGAGTTTCGCATATGATCACCAAGTTATATGCTGATGGTACTAACTTTATTGGTAAAGCTAAGATATTGGATACTCCTAACGGTAAAATTGTTAAGAGCCTATTAGATGGTGGTGCTAGTCTTGGTGTGTCGACCAGAGGCGTAGGGTCTCTCCGTCCACACAATGGATATCAACAAGTCCAAGACGATTTCAAGTTGGCTACAGCGGCAGACATTGTAGCAGATCCAAGCGCACCTGACGCATTTGTGCAAGGCATCATGGAGGGTAAAGAATGGGTTTTTGAGAATGGTAAGTGGAAAGAGCAAGAGTATTATCATGCTAAGAAACTTATCAGTGAAGCCTCTAAAAGCGAAATAGAGTCAGTGGCTCTAAAGATTTTTGAAAATTATATTTCAAAACTTTGAAAATACTAAATAGGAAACCATAAAGGAGTATCATTCAAATGGCATCACTAACAGAAACAGCAAAGGCTGTTCTTGAAGGTAAGAATCTACAGGAAGGTGCTACACTTCCAACCGTTGGTCCAATCAGCGGTGGTGTGTCAAATCCTAATCCTGTAGATGGCTCTACTGCATCAACAGCTAACGCTAAGACACTACGTCCAAAGTCTAAGTCATCAGAAGCCGATCCAAAGCATAACGAAGCCAAGGATCTTGGTGGTCAGACACCAACTTCACTTCCATCTGGCAACCTCGGTGCTGCCGCTGCTGGTGGTGAAAAGCGTGACACCTCAATCAAGGGTTCAGGTTCAAATGCAGAACCATCTAAGAAGCTATCAGAAGATGAGGAAACAGAAGGTGACGTAGTTGCCGAGACCTCACTAGCAGAACGTGTTAAGGCCCTTAAAGAAGCCCGTAAGCATAAAGCTGAAATGGAAAAGGGTGAAAAAGAAGAAAAGGGTGAGTGCAACGAGGATATTGCTATCTCTGAGGAACTAGAAGCCTTCATTGAAGAAGGTATTGAAGCTGGTCTATCAGAAGAAGAAATCCTAGCTGCTATCGATGAGAACTTTGAGTTCGTCGCCGAAGAAGAACAGTTTGAGGAAGAAACAGTAGCAGAAGCCCTAGAGACCTATGAAGTCAATATGGCCGAGCATGTTGAAGCCCTACTAGCCGGTGAGGATCTATCAGAAGAATTTCAGGCTAAGGCAACCACAATCTTCGAAGCTGCTGTTAAGGCAAAGCTAGAAGAAGAAGTTGCTCTACTAGAACAGGCTTATGCTGAAACTCTAGAAGAACGAGTTGAAGAAATCATGGAAGAACTCGCTTCTAGCGTTGATGAGTATCTTAACTATGTTGTTGAACAGTGGATTGCCGAGAATGAAGTTGCTGTTGAGTCTGCACTACGTTCAGAACTAACAGAAGATTTTATCTCTGGTCTAAAGTCACTATTCGCAGAACACTACATCGATATTCCAGAAGAAGAAGTCCAGGTTGTTGAGGAACTATCTTCAACAGTCGAGGAACTAGAATCAAAGCTAAACGAAGAAATTCAGCGCAACGTTGAACTTACATCAATGCTTGCTGAATCTCGCAAGGTTGAACTAGCTGCTACCGTTTGTGAAGGTCTAACCGATACACAGGCACAGAAGCTACTTGCTCTTGTTGAGAACGTCGAGTATACCGACGATGCATCATTTGTTGAGAAGATTTCCACACTAAGGGAGAATTACTTCCCAACTGCCGTTAAGAACAATGAAGTTCTTGACCTTGTTGAGTCATCAGATCCATCAGTGATTAGCGAAAGCAATCTAAATGGTCCAATGGCTAAATATGTTAAGGCAATTGGAAAAAGTCTTCCAAAGTAATTTTTAACTATAGTTAATCTAAGAAAGAAGGAACTAAAAATGTATCTTACAGAAAATCTAGAGTCTAAGTGGTCACCAGTTCTCGACCACGACGGTCTCAATCCAATTAAGGACTCATATCGTCGTGCTGTTACAGCCGTCGTTCTTGAGAACCAGGAAAAGGCAATGGCTGAGGAAGGTAACATCCTCAACGAAGCAGCCCCAACCAACTCAGGTGGTGGTCTAGGTGCAGGTACAAACATTGGTTCATACGATCCAATTCTTATCTCACTAGTTCGTCGTGCCCTTCCAAACCTAATCGCTTATGACGTTTGCGGCGTTCAGCCAATGACCGGTCCAACCGGCCTTATCTTCGCTATGCGTTCACGTTATAAGTCAATGAGCGGTACAAATGCTCCAACAGCAGGCTCAAACGAAGCCTTCTTTAACGAAGCAAACACCGCTTTCTCTGGTCAGAACAATGCTTTCGGTATCACCGAAGCTGGTTATCATCCAGATGCAAACAACAACCCATTCGCTGACGCTACCCTATCTGGCGACTCATACGTTGTCAACAAGGGCATGACCACAGCACAGGCAGAAGCCCTAGGCGATGCCGCTGGCAACATGTTCAACGAAATGGCCTTCTCAATCGATAAGGTTACTGTTACTGCTCGTAGCCGTGCGCTAAAGGCAGAATACACCACCGAACTTGCTCAGGATCTTAAGGCAATTCACGGCCTTGATGCTGAAACAGAACTAGCAAACATCCTATCAACTGAAATCCTAGCTGAAATCAATCGTGAGGTTATCCGCACCATTTACCGTTCAGCAACACTAGGTGCTCAGTATGGTGTTACAACTGCTGGTACATTCGATCTTGACACCGACTCAAACGGTCGTTGGTCAGTTGAGAAGTTCAAGGGTCTAATTTTCCACATCGAAAGAGAAGCTAACGCTATCGCCAAGGCAACCCGTCGTGGCAAGGGTAACGTTCTGATCGTTTCTTCAGACGTTGCTTCAGCTATGGCTATGGCTGGTGTTCTTTCTTACACCCCAGCCCTTTCAGCCGATCTAACCGTTGACGACACTGGCAACACCTTCGTTGGTATGCTACATGGTCGTATCAAGGTTTACATCGACCCATACTTCGGTGGTTCAGAAAATGGTGACGAACTAGTTACCGTTGGCTATCGTGGTGCATCACCATTCGACGCTGGTCTATTCTACTGCCCATACGTTCCACTACAGATGGTTCGTGCAATCGGTCAGGATACCTTCCAGCCAAAGATTGGCTTCAAGACTCGTTACGGCATGGTTGCAAACCCATTTGCTACCACAGCTGGTGACGGTGTTGTTGGTACCCGCCAGACCGCTTCAAATGCTAACAGATACTATCGTATCTTCCGTGTTCGCAACCTAACCTAATAAGATTAGGAAACGAATATCAAACTTAGAGAGAGGGCTTCGGCCCTCTCTTTTTTTGTGCGCTAAATATAATATGGAGGAACACTATGGCAATCGAATCATTCGCTTCTAATGTACCACAGAACTCTAGTATTCTACAGCTTACCAGATTTACGTTTATCATTCCTGATAAGCCATACCTAAAGTATTTCTGTCAGACTGTAGCCTTACCAAGTGTGTCTACAGGCGAGGTGGCGGTCGCTACTCCATTCTCTAATACATACCGTCATGGTGATAAGCTAAACTATGAAGCATTGACCATCACCGCTATGGTCGATGAGGATCTAAAGGTGTGGCAGGAAACATATGACTGGCTAAGCAGTCTTACCAGACCACAATCATATGACCAGTATCCTAGAAAGAGTTTGGCTGATAGAACTCCGCTTTACTTTGACGGCTATCTAACTGTCAATACCAATTCCAACAATCCTAACATCCGTTTCAAGTTCCATAACTGTCACCCAATCAGTCTTGGTTCCATACAGTTTGATACCAAAACGGATGCGGACAACATTCCCACCTGCGACTTCACATTCCGTTACGATCTATTTGAAATAGAAAGACTTTGACTTTTAAAAATCCATATGATATAATGAGACATAACTGAAAGGACTATATTATGTTAAAGGCTCCGGTAACACTTAATGACCTTATGCGTGAATGGTCACAAGATAAGATTGTTGATGGAACGGAACTAGAAAAAGAGATATTGAAGATTTCCTATCTTCATGGTAAGTATCTCAATATCATGTCTCACCATCGTGTGCTATTCCATAAAATGGAAGCGGACTATAAGATGATGAAAGGCCTGCGTGAGGACTACTATCAAGGTCACCTAACGAAGGAGGAGATGGAGGAGCGAGGATGGGAGCCTATCCAGCACGTTCTGTCTAACCCTCAGGTGGCCCGTAAACTAGATACTGATAGTGAGTTAAATAAACTGTTACTTAAACGTGTCGCTCATGGTGAGATTGTAGAATACTGCCAAGATGTTCTAAAGTCTCTAAACTCACGGACATGGGATTTAGGTAACGTTATCAAATACCGTCAGTTGACAGGAAAATAATGCATCTTGTTATTACCAATGCGAATGAATCCTATATCAAGGTTCAATGTGATGAAAGTGTAGCATGGGAACTCCGTGACGCCTTCTCATTCAGACCACCTGGATTCCAGTTTGTTCCATCCTATAAGCAAAAGTTATGGGATGGATACCTAAGACTATTCAATCCGCTATCAAGACAAATGTACCGTGGTCTAGCACCACAGGTAATGGCATGGGCCACCAAAAGAGGCTATACATACTCATATGAAGATGAGGATTATGATACATCGTTTTCTGTAGAGGAAGCAAATGAATTTATTGAAAAACTCAATCCCAAGCATATGCCTAGAGATTATCAGGTCAACTCTCTCGTTCACGCAATACGTTCTAAGCGTCGTATTGTGTTGTCTCCTACTGGTTCAGGCAAGTCTTTGCTTCTTTACATGGTCTCTATGCATCTCCTTACCAAAGGTAAAAGAGGTCTTATCATCGTTCCTAGGTCAGCCCTAGTTGAACAAATGTATTCAGATTTTGAGGACTATTCTGTTAAGAATGGTAAAGACATGGAGAAGTATTGTCACCGTGTCTATTCAGGTAAAGATAAGGTATCTAACAAACCAATCATGATATCTACATGGCAGTCACTACAAAGAATGCCTAAAGAATACTTTGAACAGTTTGACTATGTTATCTGTGACGAGGTGCACCAAGCGCAAGCCAAGTCACTAACAGAAATCGTGGGTAAATGCACCAAGGCAGAGTATCGTCTTGGTGTTACTGGTACACTTTCCGGTGCCAAATCCCATGAATGGCAGTTGATAGGTCTTTTTGGTCAAATCTATAAGGCCACATCATCTGCCGAACTCATGGCTAAAAAGCAATTGGCAGAGTTAACCATTAAATGCCTATTGCTCAAGTATAGCGATGAGGAATGTCGGTATATGAAGTCTGCATCCTACAAAGATGAGATTGATTACATCGTCAGTAACAAGGAAAGAAACAACTTTATTTGTAACCTAGCATTATCATTAGAAGGCAATACGCTGTTGCTGTTCAACTATGTTGATAAGCATGGTAAAGTCTTATATGAAATGCTGCAACAGAAGGTAAAGAATGGCCGAAAGGTGTTCTTTATACACGGAGGAACTGATGTCGAAGATAGAGAATCAATTCGTAAAATCGTTGAAAGCGAGCAATCTGCCATTATTGTTGGGTCCGTTGGTGTTCTTAGCACTGGCACTAACATCGTGGCCTTGGATAACGTCATATTTGGATCTCCTTCCAAGTCCAAGATTCGTAACTTACAATCAGTCGGTAGAGGCCTTCGGGTTAGTGAAACAAAAAAATCCGCCACCCTCTATGACATTGCCGACGACTTTAGCTGGAAGTCCAAAGAAAACTTTACCCTTAAACATTTCTTTGAACGAATCAAAACCTACAGCGAAGAACAGTTCAAGTTCAAAATCTATAAAATCTCAATGAAGGGATAAAACTTGTATTACATTTATGCATACTTAAGACAAGACGGAACTCCTTACTATATTGGAAAAGGTAAGGACAATCGTGCTTGGGATAAGTCTATGCATAAAATAACACATACTCCTGATAATGAGCGCATAGTCATCATGGAGACTAACCTCACTGAAATAGGCGCTTTAGCTTTAGAGAGGTTTTACATTCGTTGGTATGGACGCAAAGATACTGGAACTGGAATCTTGCGTAATCTTACTGATGGTGGTGATGGTGTATCAGGAAGAGTATGGGTTCCTACTGATGAAACAAAAGAAAAAATGAGTCAGTCGAAGATGGGTAATACTAATGCTAAAGGCAACAAAGGACTAAAGAAACCTGCTATAGGTGACGCTCTAAGAGGAAAAAAGAGATTATCCTATAAGAAGCGTGTAGGTAAACCAAGAGGTCCTTACAAAACAAAAGTGAAAGGTTAGATTATGGAAGATGTGCAACCATTAGCAAAGTTCATTCGTCTGACGAATGGTGATGACTTGATTGCCGATGTGGTGGAAACAGAGGATGAAGATGGAATACTATATACTGTTTTCAATCCTCTGAGAGTTGTATATATAGATTCAGAGAGAGAAGGTTATACTGCTATAGCTTTTTCTCACTGGGTCTTTAGTGGACTATGTGATCAACAGGAGTTTGTTATTCATGCGGAAGATGTCATGTTAATTGCCGACCTTTCCGAGAAGATGAACAAACATTATTGGGATTATCTTGAACGGGATAATGATAATAAAGAAAAGTCTCGAATGGATAAGATCAAAGAAGCTGCTGATATCGGATATGATGAAGATTTGTATTCTATGGAAAAGAAAGTGTATCACTAATGGTCGATAAGAACAAGTATATGGACCTCGAAGGAGCGGATGATTTTGGTTTCACTTTTGAGGAAGAACCTGATCTAGCACCAATCACGGACGAAGTAGCCGACCTAAAAGAACGGTTACAGGCTATCAGGAGAATATATCTTCCTTTACTACAGAACCTATCAAAGAATGCCGACCAACCTATCATCAAATGGCCGGATCGTGGTCCTGTGCTTAAGAAGCAGATTGATAAACTGGTGATGCTAACGGAACCAGGATTTGATATTCCAGTTAAGTAGTTGCTTCGCAACTGTCTCGCTTCGCTCGACGGTTGCATTTGGTAGGCAGTTTACTTGGCTGGGGTGGTTACTGCAAAGCAGATTATACACAGATTCCGGAACCTGTCAAGCCATAAAATGCCATTTGACAAAACTTTTTTTATGGTGTATAATGAACAAAATTACAAAAGGTGTATAGTATGGCCAAGAAGAAAAATCACTATGTTGATAACGAGCGTTTCTTAGCAGAGATTGTCGAATACAAGAAGAAATGTAAAGCGGCAGAAGCCGAAGGCAAAGAGAAGCCTCGTGTATCTGAATACATAGGAAAGTGTATCTATCTTATTGCCGAGAACTTGGCACATAAGCCCAGGTTCATGAACTATTCCTATGTTGATGAAATGAAATCAGATGCCATTGAAAACTGCCTAATGTATTTTGACAACTTTGACTCGGACAAGTATAGCAACCCATTTGCCTACTTCACACAGATCATCTATTATGCCTTCCATCGCCGTATTAACAAGGAAGAAAAGAATAGATATGTAATGTATAAGAAGTTTCAGGAAAGTGTTTTAGATTCCTGCGTTTCAGATTTGATGCTTGATAATGACGGCAATCATATGATACCCACTACAATGTATGATAACATTAATGACTTTATAGATAGGTTCGAGAAACGAGAAGAAGATAAGAAAGCCAAGCGCAAAGAGAAAAAAGAGGGACTTGAAAAGTTTGTAGGAGAGGATGATGAAGGAAGAGAATCAGTTTGATGTACCATTTCAGGTGCAGACACTAATCACAACATTGAAAGATAAGAAGGAACGAGTTCATATTCGTGGCAACTATCGTATGCGATTAGACGGCATACGTAAGGCCATTGATAAGGCTATTACTGATTATGATGTTGAGATGGGTACGGTTCCTTCCAAAACAAAGAAGGTACCAAGATAATGGATATAGATGATTTTGTCAAAGAGGTAGACCAGAATATAGAATGGTTCTGTGATAAGGTAGTAGAACCTGTTCCTTTAGATAAGCAAAGCAAAGAGAAGATCATGAAGCGTATGATCACCTTAGGATGGCTTCGTCAATCGGAATACGAAACTTACAATGAAGCTACCAAAGAAGATTGACGAAATCATTTTTATGGTATATACTATATCATTGAACTTGTTAATAGACTTTAAGGATTGGGTATGGCAAAGATTGCGATGGTAACTGATACACATGCCGGGGTCAGAAATGACAACCCGGCATTTCAGTTGTATCAGAAGCGTTGTTGGAAATGGTTCTTTGATTATATCGATGAACATGATATCAAGAATATTATTCATCTTGGTGATATGTATGACCGCCGTAAGTATGTGAACTTCATGTCCGCCAAGCGCCTGCGTGAGGACTTCTTTGAACCTTTAGCCGAACGAAACATTGAAACTCATATCATCGTCGGCAATCATGACATGTATTACAAAGATACCCACGAGGTCAATGCCCTTGAGGAAGTGGTGCGTGGTAAGTATGACAATGTTCATATCCATTCTGTTCCTCAAGTAATCAATGTCGGTGGTATTGACATTCAAGTTATCCCCTGGATTACAGAAAGTAACAAGGTAGTCTCCCTTGAAGCAATCACAAAACCTAAAGCAAGTATCCTCATGGGTCACCTTGAGTTGAATGGCTTTACTATGCACAAAGGTCAAATCTCTGACCACGGAATGGATCGTAATGTTTTTGATAAGTTTGATAAGGTTTACTCAGGCCACTATCATCACCGTAGCACTATTGGTAATGTATCCTATATTGGCGCTTTTGGTGAATACACTTGGGCTGATTACAACGATCCCCGAGGTTTTTCGGTGTTTGACACGGAAACATCTGTTCTAGAGTTCATTCAAAGTCCTTATCGTATGTTTAGGATTGTTAAGTATGATGATGTTGCTGATCCTAATATTGTAGAAAGAATACAGAAAACGGACTTTAGTAAGTTCAAAGATTGTTACATCAAGTTGGTTGTCGTCAACAAGTCTAATCCTTATGCGTTTGATTTGTTGTTTGACTCCATGTATAAGGCAGGTCCTCTTGACATTCAAATTGTAGAGGATGCTTCCGTTCTTATCGAAAGTGAAGAAGATTTGGAGGTAGACGAGGCAGAAGATACAGCAACTATCCTAAGAAAGTATGTTACAGGACTCACGTTGCCTGTTGACTCTGACAGAATGAAAGAATTTATGATAGATATATATAATGAGGCCCTACAAGTTGAAACTGTATAGAGAGGTTTGATATGATTAAAAAACATGCGCCTTGGTTGCTGTTCATTCTCGTTGCCATTGGTTTGGTAGGAATGATTTGGAGTGAACCAAAGAAAAATGCCGTGAGTGAAATCGGTTACTCTGACTTTATTGCTCAGGTTGATGCAGGCAGAGTTCATGATGTTACTATTATTGGTTCTGATGTTCATGGTCACTACATGGATAACAGAACGTTTACGACGACTGTTACTGGTGTCGGAAGTCTACTACCAAGACTTGAAGCCCACAAAGTAAACATTACAGTTAGAGAAGAAGGACAGAATGGCTTTTGGCTAAGTCTGTTTATCAATCTTCTTCCTGTTTTCCTATTCTTTGGTCTATGGCTTATGCTATCACGCCGTGCAGGCGGTGGTGCTGGTGGTGTTATGGGTCTAGGTAAGTCAAAGGCAAAACTTCTTACAGAAAATAGCACTAAGATAACATTTGATGATGTTGCTGGTGTAGATCATGCTAAAGAAGATTTGCAGGAAGTTGTAGAGTTTCTACAAGATCCTCATAAGTTTGAAAGACTAGGTGGTAAGATTCCAAAGGGTGTTCTACTCGTTGGTCCTCCTGGTACTGGTAAGACATTGCTTGCTCGTGCCGTTGCAGGTGAAGCAGGTGTTCCATTCTTTAGCATTTCAGGTTCAGACTTCGTTGAAATGTTTGTTGGTGTTGGTGCCAGCCGTGTTCGAGATATGTTTGAACAGGCAAAGAAGAACGCACCATGCATTATCTTCATTGACGAAATCGATGCCGTTGGTCGTTCAAGAGCAAATGGTATCTCTGGTAATGATGAAAGAGACCAGACACTAAACGCTATGCTAGTTGAAATGGATGGCTTTGAAACAAACGAAGGCATCATTATCGTAGCAGCAACAAACCGTGCTGACGTTCTAGATAAGGCTCTATTGCGTCCAGGTCGTTTTGATAGACAGATTCAGGTTCCTAATCCAGACTTTGTTGGTCGTGAAAAGATTTTGAAAGTTCATACTCGCAAGGTGCCAATTGGTCCTGATGTCGATCTAAAGACTGTAGCAAAGGGAACACCAGGCTTCTCTGGTGCCGATCTTGCTAATCTTGTTAATGAAGCCGCTCTATTGGCAGCAAGACGTTCAAAGCGTATTGTTACTAAGATTGAGTTTGAGGATGCTCGTGATAAGATCCTAATGGGACCAGAGCGCCGTTCATTGATGATGACTGACGAAGAAAAGAGAATGACTGCCTATCATGAAGCTGGTCATGCTCTCGTTTCTCTTAACATGCCAGGTTCTACACCTATTCATAAGGCAACAATCATTCCACGTGGTCGTGCGCTAGGCATGGTTCAGTCTCTACCAGAACGAGATAAAATCTCCATGCACTATGAAGAAATGATTGCCCAGCTTGCTATGGCTATGGGTGGTCGTGTAGCAGAAGAAATGATCTTTGGAACAAACAAGGTATCATCTGGTGCATCTGGTGATATCCAGCAGGCTACACAGTTGGCTCGTGCTATGGTTACCGAATATGGTTTCTCTGACGTTCTGGGAAGAATGGCATATGCAACTCCTAATGCTGATATGTTCCATGCTCCTAAGATTGCCGAGTCAACACAGAAGGTTGTTGATGGTGAAATCCTACGTTTGGTTGAGGAAGGATATAATACTGCAAAGAAAATCCTCACAAAGAACAAAAGAGACCTTGACACACTAGCACAAGGTCTGATAGACTATGAAACTCTATCAGGTGATGAAATCAAGGATCTTTTAGAAGGTAAGATTCCAACGAGGGACTATTGATATGACCGAAGAAGATAAGCTAATGGAAAGTATAGAAAAACTGGGTATGGAAGAAGGCACTAAACACTTGTCTTTTGATGAAAGAAAGAAGATGTGTATAGAAAGATTGAGTTTTGCGGATAAGTTCAAAATTCTTGAAGAAAAGGTCAAAGAAGGATTGATTGGTGAAGAAATCGCCATAGGACTTTTTGGTAAAAGAAAAGCCAAAGAACTATTGGGTAAAGTAACTAAACACTAACGGTAATACATGCTAACTTTTCATTATGTCAAGTGGAAGAACTTTCTGTCCGCCGGTAATCAGTGGACAGAAATCTCTTTAGATACACACAAGAATACCCTTATTATGGGACACAATGGGTCGGGGAAGTCAACCTTCCTCGACGCATTGACTTTTGCTTTGTTTGGCAAGCCGTTTCGTAAGGTGAGCAAGGGTAATGTGGTCAACTCTATCAACAATAAGAATTGTATGGTAGAGATTGAGTTTACCATAAACAATAAGAAGTATAAAGTCATTCGTGGTGTCAAGCCTAATGTGTTTGAAATCTACTGTGAAGGCACCATGGTCAATCAAGATGCATCTGTTAAAGACTATCAAGATCACCTTGAAAAGTTCATTCTAAAGATGAACTATAAGTCCTTTACACAGATTGTTATTCTTGGTTCGGCCTCATTCACTCCGTTCATGCAGTTATCACCTAACGACCGTCGTGCCGTTATCGAGGAGTTGCTGGACATTCAAATCTTTTCTGCTATGTCAACGGTAGCCAAGAACCGACTTCAATTGAACAAAGAAGGTTTGGAGAAGAACCGTATTGTATTGACAAGCAAGGAAGAGAATAAGACTTACATTGAACAGACATTAGAATCCTTACGTGCTAACAGTGAGGAGAAGTTAAAAGAACTTGAAGCAAAGAAAGAGAACTTAGAACTTGACCTTAAAGCTGCCGAGGTCGGAGTTGGTAATCATAAAGCATTGCTTGAGAAGGCAATGGAAGAGGATTTGGACCTTACATCACTAAAGTCAAAGCATTCCAAACTCATTGGCTTCAAGGCCAAAATGGAGAACAATGTTGAACGTTTACGCAAAGATAATTCGTTCTTTGAGGAGAATGATACTTGTCCTACTTGCCGGCAAACTATTGGAGAATCATTCAAGAGTGAGACGGTTTCAGCTAACACTAAAAAGATTACAGAGATTGAGGACGGACTAAATAAAGTTACCGACCAGATAGACTTGGTTCTATCAGACATAGAGAAAATTGATGAAGTTCTCACAAAGATCAACGAACTTAAAATGGGTCTTTCATCTGCTAAGTCTTCCTATAACAATACTGCTAATAATCTGCGTCAAGTTGTTGAGCAGATTGAATCCTTCATGGGCTCAGATAAAACCACCCAAGAGTCAGAACGACAACTCGAAACAGTTCAACATGATATTTCCGCCCTCCAAACGGAGAAGGAGACCCTTCTAGATGAAAGACAATACATTGATCTTGCCACCACGTTGCTCAAAGACGGAGGAATCAAGACGAAGATTATTAAACAATATCTTCCTATCATCAACAAGCACATCAACAAATACTTGGCAAAACTGGGTTTCTTTGTCAACTTCAATATTAACGAATCCTTTGAAGAATCCATCAAGTCAAGATACAGAGACGAGTTCTCATATCACAACTTCTCCGAAGGAGAGAAGTTAAGAATTGACTTGGCTATTCTTCTGACATGGAGACAGATTGCCAAACTCAAGAATAGTGTGAATGTTAATATACTTGTGTTCGATGAAATCTTAGATCGTGCTATGGACACATCTGGTATTGATGAGTTCATTCGTATCATGTGGGATCTTGGTCATGAAGGCACCAATGTCTTTGTTATCTCTCACAAGGATACAATGGTCGATAAGTTTCAAAGAACACTACAGTTTCAAAAAGTAAAGAACTTTAGTATCATGACAAAGGATGAATAGTATGTGTGCAGTCTCTATGGTTACAGATTACTGGCAAAAGAATGACCAGTGGAAGTATAACGGTATTCCTAGTATTCCTGGTACTCCTGGTGTAGGTTTTCCAACAGGTGGATTGAATTACAATCCAGTTTCAAGAGCCGAGTTCGAACAGCTCCGTAAGGAAATGATGGAACTTAAGGAATTGCTTAAAGCCGCTAAGGCATATGACGATCTTACCAATCAGCATAAGTGCGAGAAGGAAGAGAATGTTAAAGTTCTTAGACGAATTGCTAAGGCATTAGATGTTAATCTTGATGATATCTTTGAGGAGAAAAGTGAATGATCACCTACGTTTATAACACACAGTATGGTTACCAGTCATATAACGTTGATAGCCTATGGCAGGGACTATCACAAATGGGTTGGTAATGAACTTCCTTTTCTATCAAGAATGGACCAACAAGAGAGTCAATAGAATTGTTGATATCTTTGGTGCAAGCTGGTTCAATGATAAAACTGTTCTTGAGTTAGGTGCGGCACACGGTGATATCGGTATTGAGTTATTGAAACTTGGTGCCGATGTTACTTTTTCCGATGCTCGTTATGAACACTTGAATAGTATTGGTGATAAGTTAAACGAGTTTGCTTTTATGCCAAAGACCCAACTTATCGACCAAAACAAGCCATATGAAATGGGCAAAAAGTTTGATTTGGTTCTACACCTTGGTGTCCTGTATCATATCGAAAACTGGAAACAGGACTTGGAATGTGCCCTCAATCACACCAATACCATGATACTTGAAACAATGGTATCTCCATCAAAAGTAACAGATCATCCGATATACGGCACCTATAAGTGTAAGAGTCCTAACTTAACGCAAGAGTTAATAGAAGGTCATCTTACCGATCTTGGTTGTAAGTTCATTCGTTATGATACGGCAGAACTTGATTCTGTCGGACAATGGTTGCAGCCCGATATCAAAAACAACCACTTCTATAGTTGGAATGAAAACTGGATTCCAATAAGACACACAAATCCAATGGACATGAACCACTATAGAAGATTTTGGCTTGTTCTAAGATGATACTTGAAATAGGCACAACCAAAATACTTAAGACAAGTTATCCTACCAATGAGTTATATGAAACTGTAATAGACAAGATCAAAGTCATAACAAGTCAGCCAAATAACTTTCCTGGCTTCATTGCTAATGGTAGTTGCTCGTTTCATAACAAAGACGGTGATGGTAGAAAGTTATATGAATGGAAAGAGTTTAAAGACTTTATACCGTTCCTTAAACAGAATGTTAGAGATTACCTTGAAAGTATCTCTATACAGGAACAGGATGCTCCAATAGCAGGTATGTGGGCTAACAGATACCCACCTGGAACATTCGTAGCAAGACATAATCATAACGACCTGAATAGGCATAAGACCTTAATCATCGGCGCTCTCTTTTACCTAAAGACACAAAGGAACGCTGGTGAATTAGTTATTGACATTCCGAACTATGGCGAGTATAATGTCAGTATGAATGAAGGTGACATTGTGATATTCCAATCTTCCTTAGATCACTGGACTACACCAAACAACAGTGACAGTGATAAGTATGTTATCGGATTGGAACTTGTCGTTGGTATGGAAGGAAAGAAGTTAGATGAAATTTAGTTATGAGTTTGTCCTTGAATGGCTATCAACAGCACTGGTTATCATCGGCGCCGTTCTAACAGCATGGAATATCTACCCAACCAACATCATGTTCCAGTTTGTAGGTAACGTTGGTTGGTTTGTTGTCGGTTATATGTGGCGCAAGTGGTCTCTAATGACCATTCAAGCGGTGATCAGTGTAATCTATATTGTCGGTCTAATCTCGAAAGGATACATTCTATGAGGTACAATCACTGGTTTTGGAACTCCTCGTTTATGAATTGTGTGGCTCGTTTCATTGTTAATGCCAACAACTTCATTTGGAGTAAGCAGTATGGAAAAAATTGATCCTCACATTACACATAACTATTCACATGAACAGATTATCAAGTTCGCTTACACACAGGAACTATATCATATCAAGAACCCAAAGTATGATAACGTCCGTGAAATTCTAGAACAGTTTATGCAGGAACGAGTAAAAGAAATCACGCAACGATGGAAATAAGAAAGAACTTCGAAACATTCAAGTCTGGTGATGTTGTAAGACTGAAACCAGGCTTTCCTTATGTCAGTCGTGACCTTCTTACAGACGAGATATATATTATAGAGAAGATGATAGCTGATGCCGGTGTTGTGACGTTGAAAGGTATGCCTTACAACAAAACATTCCCTGATGATGCATTTGAACTAATACATAATGGAGATATGAGTGGCAAAGAGCAATGAAGAACTTGAATCCGTTGAACGCCAGTGGGATCAGTTTAAAGAAACATTTGTGGCACCAGATGCACTTTCTGATGCCGAACTAAAAGCTGCTGTCATCGAGGACCTTACCAATGTGTCCAAGATGACGGTAGAAGAATATACACTTTATCAAAAGTGGCTTGAAATTCATATCAAGTATCCTACTGAATACAACGCCATGTATCAGGAACAGGTGCTTATTGATGGCTATCAAGATGTTGAAATCTTCCGTATCAAAGATAACATCTGGATTCCAGAACAGCCTGACGATTATCTAAAGCTAAAGCCAGAGTTGATCTATGCACCTGAGGACAATCAGCAGAGTGTATGGAACACCATTCGTGACTTCACTTCTACAATGAAGAATAACTCCAACATCGGACGTAATCTATCTTACATTGTGGCTGATTCGGTTTCAGGTAAGTACCTGGGTGTTATCTGTATTTCCTCTGACTTCCTCGATCTAACTCCTCGTGACAAGTATATTGGCTGGGATCGTGACGTTAAGACCAATCAAGGCATGATCAACCACACAGCCATTGGTTCTACTATCGTTCCATTACAGCCGCTTGGCTTTAACTATGTTGGTGGTAAACTACTGGCATTGATGTGTCTTACTGATAAGGTACAGGAAGATTGGAAAAGGCAGTATGGTGATACCCTTGTTGGTGTTACTACCACTTCTCTATATGGACAGAAGAAAGCTGGCGGCCTTTCACAGTATGATAATCTGAAACATTGGAAGAAGATGGGTTACACCAGCGGTTCCGTGTCCTATGAAACAAGAAAGCCAACTGTAAAGTTAATGCTTGATTGGTTGAAGAAGAACCATACAAGAAAGTATTTTGAATGGTACATTGCCAAGAACCTTGATGGCATGCCTTACAAGCGTGATCATAAGAACCGTTCCTATACTTTCATCTATTCTACACTGGACATTCCAAAGGACCTTATTCGTTCCGAACATGCTCGTGGTATCTATTTCAGTCCTTTGTATAACAACACCAATGAGTTTCTTCGTAAGGAAATCACCGAAGATAAACTTGACAAGTCTTTCGATACCAGCTATGATTATCTGGTAAATCTGTGGAAGGAAAAGTATGTAGCAAGACGGATTCGTTCCTTGAATGAACGAGGATCCTTCTCTACCGAAACTCTTTTCTATGATGACCTAATCTATATGGATTGGGAAGAAACGAAAGACAAATATCTATCTCAAGTTGGAAGATAAAATGGCACACTATGATTTGACAAGTGGTAATGTGGTGTTAACGGAACATGATGTTGCTGAAAAAATCTTTGATTGTCTCGATAAAAAGGAGTTTGTAGAGGTTATTAGTGATACTACTGAAACTGGTGTAACACTTGATATTCCAATGACAGAACTTCCTGATACACCAGGTCTTTATCTTATCTATCATAAAGGTGACTTTAACCAGTATGAATGTATGTATGCTGGTGAAGGTAACATCCGATATAGAGTGTATAGATTTGAGAAAGAACTTGCTGATAAGTCCAGAGAAGATGAAGGTCATTCTGCTGCAAAGAAAGTTAGACGCACTGGATTCATTCGTCATGGTGATCCTGTCTATGTAAAGTATATCACAAAAGCTGAAAGAGATTCGGTTGTGGTTGATACCCTTTGCAAATATTTACGATTGAAAAACATTGATGAACATATCGCACATATCGCAGGTGCCAAGTTTAACAAGAGGGTGAAAAAGGCATGAAATATACTCCGACATACTTTGACTTTGATACGTTAAAGCACCACGAGTCCATTGCGGAAATATTCCTTTTAGTGGCTGGTGTTTACATTGTGATCTATTCCGTAGCGTGGATCTTGAGTAAACTACCTGTAAGTGATTGATCCTAAACGGACTTGACAAAACGGTCCGGATTTGCTATACTTATGAAAATCGTGAAAGGATTCATATGTCTGACAAGTCTCTCCTGGCAAAACTTCTCGCCACTGAAAACATTACCATCCAGCGTAACCCGTCTCTAAAGACGGCTGCGTTTGATCTTAAGAACCGTGTCCTTATGCTTCCCGTGTGGCAGGGTATCTCTAATGACCTGGAAGATTTGCTTCTGGTTCATGAGACTGGTCATGCCCTTGATACTCCCGAAGCGGAAGTATATAAGCAAACGGCTGACGATATTGCCGCTAAAGTTTTCCCTGGTGAAAAAGTTACCGATGCTCTCCGTCGTACCGTTCAAGGCTTCTTGAATGTTATTGAGGATGCCCGTATCGATAAGCGTCAAAAGCGCCGTTATCCTGGCTGCCGTCGTAACTATCTTATTGGTTACAAGGAACTTGCCGAACGTGACTTCTTCGGCACGGCTAAACGTGATATCAATACTATGAACTTTATTGACCGCTTGAATATGTATTTCAAGGGTGGTAACGTTCATATGAACTTGACTTTCTCTACCGAAGAAAAGGTTATGCTTCGCAAGGTTGAACTTGCTGAAACTTGGGCAGAGGTTGTTTCTATTACAGAAGAAATCTATACCTACTGTAAGAAGAAACTTGAAGAACAAAATGAAATGGCTCTTACCTTAACCGCAGGAGAAGATGATGCTGACATTGATGGTGATTTTGACGGTGATGAATATGACGATGAAGGTGATGGTGACGAATATGGTGAAAGCCAAGGTCTAAATCCTGGCGAAGGTGATATCAATGGTTCGGCTCATGCTGGCAAAGGTGCTGGTCCTGCCGACCGTCCGATCAACGCACCTCGTTCTGAAACGGACGATAACTGGCAGCGTAAGTCGGAAGAGATTGTTAAGAACGAAAACTCCACTTTCGTTTATGTAACAATGCCGACTGTCAATTGGGACAAAGCCCTTAATGACTTCAAGGTCGTCCTTAAAGATTGGCGTGAAGAACTTGCTGGCCTTCGCCGTGATGCTTATGGTCGTGGCCTTACTCAAGAGTATTACACGATTGCTCGTGCGGATATGATGACTTGGAAAACGAAAGAAAAAGATTCCATCTCCTTCATGGTCAAGGAGTTTGAACAGCGCAAGGCTGCCGAACTTTATGCTCGTATCAATGTGGCTAAAACTGGTGTTATCGATACCAATAAACTACATTCTTACAAGTATAATGACGATATCTTCCGCCGTTTGTCGGTTATCCCGAAAGGTAAGAACCACGGCTTTGTGATGTTCATTGACTGGTCTGGTTCAATGCATTACAGCCTTAAAGAAACGATGAAACAGTTGTTCTCCCTTTGCTTGTTCTGCAAACAAATCGGAGTGCCTTTCGAGGTGTATGGCTTCAAAGATTGTGGTGGTGACAATCCTTTTAGCTATATCGGTAAACAGAATGTTATCAAAGGTGACCGTGTGGTTCTTCGCAACTTCCTTTCTTCTCGTATGAACACGGAAGAAATGAACTTTGCAATGTCCTTCCTTTGGGCTGCTGGTATGGGTATTTACTTACAGTCTGATGGTATGGGTGGTACGCCTCTTAATGATGCTATCATGATTGCTCCTAAGGTTGTCCGTGACTTTACTAACCGCAACAAACTGGAAATCACCAATGTCGTTTGGCTGACTGACGGTGATTCCAATGGTGCGAACGGTATTGAACATTCGACCGAACCTCGCAACTATACCAAAGGTCATAACACTCGGTACTTTTATGTGGATCCCAATACTAACAAAACGTATGATTGGTATCCTCATCTTTGGTATCATACCCGTGACAACACCAATACGTTGCTCCGTATTCTGAAAGATAGCACTGGTTGTAACCTTGTTGGTTTCTTCCTGTATGAGTATAACAACTTTAAACGTATCGATAATGATTTTAATGTCTCTAACGGTAACCCAGAGGCATTTGTCAAAGCCCGCAAGTTCTGGACGGATAACAAGTTCTATCCTGTCAAGAGTGCCGGCTATGATGAATATTACATTATCAATACGTCGGCTATGAGAGATACGGATAACAATCTGGAAATCGACAATAGCGGTACCAAAAAGATGACCGTTAAAAAGATGGCTTCGGCATTCTCCAAGTTTGCCGCTAAAAAGACTGTCAACCGTGTCCTTCTCCGCAACTTTGTGGAACGGATCGCTGGTCATTCTAAGAAAGCAGCATAAAAACAATGACTTACCGGGTGGTTGACAAAGCCACCCGGTTATGCTATACTCCGTATATAATGATGATTCAGTGAAAGGAAACATTATGGCTAAGCGTATTGATCGTACCGAGTTCCTCGATAAGGTTCGTTTCGAGTTCGGTGCTATCCGTGAAATCACCCGTCCGCAGGTCCTTGAGATTTGTGAAAAGTATAATCTTGACCGTCCTAACTGGCTGCTAAATGATACGCCCCGCCGTATTGGTCGTGGCGTTTATGCTATGTTTGAAAATGGCACTAACCCTAAGGCAACTGCCAAACCAGTTGCTAAGGCTCCGAAACTGGCTCCCGTTGAGCCGTCTGTTACTGTGGCAATGGTTGCTCCGTCCGTTCTTTCGCAAAATGCGGAACTTTCTCTTGTACCTGAAAAGGCTACTGGTTATGTACCGTTCGGTAACTTTGCTGATGTTCGTTCTATTATCAAGTCTCGCAAGTTTTATCCCGCTTACATTACTGGTCTTTCTGGCAACGGCAAGACCATGATGATTGAGCAGGTTTGTGCCCAAGAAAAGCGTGAACTTGTTCGTGTCAATATCACAATTGAAACTGATGAAGATGACTTGATCGGTGGCTTCCGCCTTGTTAATGGTGAAACTGTGTGGCAGGATGGTCCTGTTATCACTGCCATGAACCGTGGTGCCGTTCTTCTTCTTGATGAAGTGGATCTTGGTTCTAATAAGATGATGTGTCTCCAGCCTGTCCTTGAAGGCAAGGCTGTCTATCTTAAAAAGACTAATCGTGTGGTTCATCCTGCCGCTGGCTTCAATGTCATTGCTACTGCTAACACTAAAGGCAAAGGCTCTGATGATGGTCGTTTCATCGGTACCAATGTTATGAATGAAGCGTTTCTTGAGCGTTTCTCCATTACAATGGAACAGGAATATCCTTCTGCTAAGATCGAAAGCAAGATCCTTAACAATGTCCTTGGTTCTTCTGGTATTGAAGCCACTGACTTTGTTGATAAGTTGGTGACTTGGGCTGATGTTATTCGCAAGTCCTTCTATGAAGGTGCTTTGTCTGAAATCATCTCAACTCGCCGTCTTGTCCACATTTGTGAGGCATATGGCATCTTTGGCCAGAATAAGGTCAAGGCTATCGAACTTTGTCTAAACCGTTTTGATGTGGATACAAAAAATGCCTTCATGGAACTCTACAAGAAAGTGGACGAGACGGTTGATCCGGCTCCTGTGGCTGAACAGGCGAGTGCCGAAGATACTGTTGAGGTAGCTTTCTAAGTAACACAAGAATACCCGTGTATAATAAAATGGTGTTGGTGGTTATACACGGGTCCTTTCCTTTCACGACCACCAACACCGATAACTTTGAATGGAGAAAATATATTATGGCTACACCACGTAAGACTCAGATTGAGAAGATTGAAAACGTTCTTCGCCGCTATAACAAGGGTGCTGGCATTACTGCTGATGCAGTTGCTCGTATGGCTCGTGTTCCTCGTGAGAACGTTTCAAAGCGTGTTTATGATCTTCGTGAAATGTATAACATTTACACCAACTACCGTGACGTTGATGGCAAGCGCACCGCTTTCTATCGCTTTGCTGGTTAATACTTAAAACTTTACTATATAAAAGCGTAGGGGCAGTTTTGCTCCTGCGCTTTTCGTGTATGGAGAATAATATGGAAATCAAAATCTCTACTGATGATTTGAGAAAGAAAAAGTTATTTGTTGCCACACCTTGCTACGGTGGCCAGTGTCTTGGTCTTTATGCCAAAGCATGTCTTGATCTTCAAGCAATCTGCATCCAGTATGGCATTGAATGTCGTTTCTCATTCATCTTTAATGAGTCTCTAATCACTCGTGCAAGAAACTATTTGGTTGATGAGTTTCTACGTTCTGGTTGCACCCATCTACTATTCATCGATGCTGATATCAATTTCAATCCACAGGATGTTCTAGCACTCCTAGCATTAGACAAAGATATCATCGGCGGTCCTTATCCAAAGAAGTCAATCAACTGGTCAAACATTGTCAATGCTATTCAGAAGAATAGTGTAGTTGATAATGACAAGATCAAGTTGCGTGATGGCTTTACGCCAAATGAACTAGACCAGGTTACAGGTGACTTTGTGTTCAATCCTGTTCCAGGTACCACATCTTTCCGTGTAACTGAACCAGTCGAAGTTATGGAGATTGGTACAGGTTATATGATGGTCAAGCGTGAAGTGTTTGACAAGTTTAAAGAAGCATACCCAGAATTGAACTATAAGCCAGATCATGTTGGTCAGGCTAACTTTGATGGTTCACGTTACATTCATGCTTTCTTTGATACAGTTATTGATCCTGAGTCACATCGTTATCTTTCAGAGGACTATATGTTCTGTCAGTGGTCAAGAAAGATTGGTATCAAGATTTGGCTCTGCCCATGGATGAAAACAACCCACGTTGGAACATATGGCTTCCAAGGTGATCTTCCTGCCGTTGCTGCATTGAGTGGTAATCTACGATGATAATAGGACTTGTCGGATACATCGGTTCCGGCAAGGGCACAGTCGGTGACATATTGGTGAGAGATCACCAATACACCAAGTTTGCTTTTGCTGATGCTTTAAAGGATGCTGTGTCACAAATCTTTGTGTGGCCACGAGGGTTACTAGAAGGCGACTCGAATGCCTCCCGTACCTTTCGTGAGCGTGTCGATCCCTGGTGGTCACACAAGTTTGGTTATGAGGTTACTCCTAGGCTAATCTTACAAAAGTTTGGCACAGAAGCCTGTAGACACGGAATTGCAGATAACATCTGGATTGCCGCTCTAGAAAAGCGCATACAAGGATATGAGAATGTGGTTATATCCGATGTGCGCTTTCCAAACGAAATCGATTTTGTTCGGAGTGCCGGCGGTGTTATCATTCGTGTCCGTCGTGGTGAAGATCCTACACCAGAAGAACTTTCTAAGATGCACATATCAGAAACGGCATGGAATGACCAGCCTGTGGATTATACAATGATCAATGATAGCACATTAGAAAACTTGAAGGACAATGTAAAATTCACCTTGACACAACTCGAAAAACCTCGTACCATCTTTCATCATCAAGTTTAATAACAAGGAGTATATTATGATTCTAAGTGACAATACGCTATCCGTTCTCAAGAACTTTGCCTCGATCAATTCAGGTGTTGTTCTAAATCCAGGTAAAGTTCAAAAGACTATCTCTCCTGAAAAGTCCATTCTTGTTGAGGCAACTCTTGAGGATGAGATTCCTTCACAGTTTGGTATCTATGACCTCAATCAGTTTCTTTCTAACATTACACTAGTTAAGAATACAGAGATTACCTTTGAGAAGGATTCTGTTAGCATCTTTGACGGTGAAATGAAGTTCAACTATCTTGGTTGTTCACCAAACCTCGTTATCACACCGCCAGAAAAAGAACTTGCTCTAAAGAATGTTGATGTTAAGTTTACCTTACTCAATGCATCTTATCAGAACTGGATCAAGAGAGCAATGGTCAATTCTATTCCAAACCTATCTGTCATTGGTAAGGATGGAGAACTTCTTATCAAGATCCACGAGAAGGCAAACGATACTTCAAATCATGGTTCTGTTAAGATTGGTGACTATGCTGGCAAGGACTTTGTTGCTACATTCAAGACTGAAAACCTCAAGTTCCTTCCTGATGATTACAACGTTGAAATTCAGGCAGGTGCTTTTGCCAAGTTTGTCAATGTCAATAACAATCTAAAGTATTTCATTGCTTTGGAGACCAAGTAATGGAAAAAATTATTTTTGTAGTGTTTGTATTGTGGATTGCTACAATAGCAGCAGACATATATCTTACAATAAGTAACGAAAATAAATGTAAAGATGCCGGCGGCGTTTATGTAACAACCGCAGTCTGTATTAATCCATCAGCAGTTATCGAGGTGAACTAATGAGTATGATTGGACATAACCAGCAGCAGCGTTCGGTTCAGGGTCTTACCGAAGAAGATCGCAAGACACTACGAAAGGCAGTTATGGAGATGAATGACTCCATGACCCGTGTTGGTGCCGAGCGTGAACTACAGAAAGAAACTACCAATGAGGTATGCGACAAGCTAGGCATCGATAAGAAGCTATTCCGTCGCATGTCTCGTGCCTACTTTAAGGCTAACTTCAAGGACGAGGTTCAGGAGAACACCGACTTTGAGGAGTTCTATTCAACCGTAATGGAAAAGACCGCTCTATGAGTGATTTAGGTGATATGATCGCCTATGAAATTGGTAGACGTATTATAGCGGCGATTGTTATTGGCGCTATAGTTTTTGGTGGAATAGGATTCGTGATAGGGAAGTTTTTATGAGTGAATTTTTATATGTTGAGAAATACCGTCCTCACAAGATTGAGGACTGTATTTTGCCTGATCGACTCAAGAAAGTCTTTCAGGAGTATGTGACAGAGGGTAATATCCCTAATCTAATGTTGACTGGTACGGCAGGCTGTGGTAAAACCACAGTCGCCAAAGCCATGTGTGAGGAGATTGGTTGTAACTTTCTATTCATCAATAGTTCTGATGAAAGAGGTATCGATGTCCTTCGCACAAAGATCAAAGGCTATGCTTCTACAGTTTCATTGACTGGTGGTCGTAAGGTTATCATCCTTGATGAGGCTGACTATCTTACACCAGAAGCACAGGCGGGGTTGCGTGGTGCAATCGAGGAGTTTTCTGAAAACTGTTCTTTCATTTTCACCTGCAACTTTAAGGCTCGTCTGATTGACGCCCTTCACTCTCGCTGTTCCGTTGTTGACTTCGCACTAAAAGGTGATGAGAAGGCCAAGATGGCAGCGCAGATGTTTAAACGCCTGTCAAACATTTTAACAGAAGAAGGCATTACATATGACAAAGATGTATTGGGTAAGATCGTTCAACGCTATTTCCCAGACTATCGTAGGACTCTTAACGAGTTACAAAGGTATTCTACTTCTGGAAACATTGATGCTGGTGTTCTTAGTCAAGTTGAATCAGTAAGAAAACTTGATGATCTAATCAAGGCTCTTAAAGATAAAGACTTTTCAACCATGCGTAAGTGGGTTGTTAATAACTCTGACATTGACCAGAGCCGTATCTTTAGATCAATCTATGATAACCTTTGTAACTATCTAAAGCCCGAGAGTGTGCCAATGGCTGTGGTTACTCTTGCTAAGTATCAGTATCAGTCCGCTTTCGTCGCTGATCAAGAGTTGAACTTGGTCGCATGTCTAACTGAATTGATGGTAGAATGTGAGGTGAAGTAATGGATGTGTTTCGTGATTTGATTCCATCCATTCTTCAAACAAAGAAGAACGTCCTTGAAAACGACAAGGACTATCCAGCTTTCGTAGTGAACCGGGCTCTCTCGTTTCACTACGATTGCGTTCTTCAAGCAAATGAAATGAACCAGAATCCTGGTTTACCTGCATCCATGCAATACCAGTATTTGCTAAATACAGTGAGAGGCTATAAAAGGCCTTTTCGCAAGTGGGAGAAGCGTGAGACCATTGATGACTTAGAAGCCGTCAAAGAATACTATAACTATTCTAACGAAAAGGCCCGAGAAGCATTGGTTCTACTGGACGCTAACCAACTCGAAACAATAAGAAAAGCAATCGACAAAGGTGGCACAAATGACAGTAAACCTAGACGAGTTCGTGGAAGTTAAACTTCCGGACCCTCAGGCCTTCCTTAAGGTGAAAGAGACGTTAACCCGTATTGGTGTAGCGTCTAAGAAAGATAAGACACTCTATCAGTCATGTCATATTCTACATAAGCAAGGCCACTACTATCTCGTTCATTTCAAGGAGATGTTTATGTTGGATGGAAAACCAACAGACTTCTCAGAAGAAGATCGTGGTAGAAGAAACACTATCGCTAATCTATTGGCAGAATGGGGACTAGTAACTCTAGTCACACCAAGCAAATCACAAGAACCATTAACACCTCTTAACCGTATCAAGATCATATCTTATGGTGAGAAGGGTGAATGGAATCTAGTTGCTAAGTATTCATTGGGAAAGAAACGTTTTTCAGATACAGAATAAGAAAGTGAGTTCGTTATGACAACATTGAGAATATGGAAAACAAATCCTGCCGTCCAGCTTCCTAAACACCAGACGGCACAATCAGCCTGTTTTGACCTAGCCTTTCAGACCGCAGGAAAGAATAGCTATAAGGGTTATTCTCATATGAATAAGCCTTTCTCCAGAGAGATGAAGGATCGTCTTACCATCGCTCCAGGTGAGCGGGCGCTCATTCCAACGGGGTGTATCATGGATATACCAGAAGGCTTCTCCGTGCGTCTCCACGCTCGTTCCGGAACGTCTCTAAAGCAGGGTCTAGTCCTTGCTAATGCCGAAGGTGTGATTGATTCCGATTACGTTGAGGAAGTGTTTATCATACTTCACAATATCTCTGGTAATGCCGTTACCATTGAGAACGGTGACCGTATCGCCCAGGCGGAACTTGTTAAGAATGTGGAATACACCGTCGAAGAAACACCAGCACGACCACTACCAAAGACCAGCCGAGCAGGTGGATTTGGTTCTACAGGTATCACAAACCAACACAATATGGTCGTCATAAATATTCCAGAAACTAAAGAGGTCAAGGTTGAAGAACCTGCGCCTGTTAAACGTGGTAGAGGTAGACCAAGAAAGAATGCCTAAAGCCCATAGAGTTGGTGATCAAAGAATGTGTGGTGCCGTTACGACAAGTGCTGGCATCAACACAAACGTTTTTGTTAACGGTCAACTGGCATCCGTTGTTGGTGACCTTGACAGTCACAATAACCTTGGTGCTTTGATATCACAATCACCTGGCACTATTTTGATTAACGGCATTCCTATGATCGCTGCTATCATGGATCAAGGTTCGCCAGATCAAGAAGGTATTGTTACACACGTTACAGGACTACCAACTCCAGGCACAGGATCGCCTAACGTCAATATGTATGGTGGTCAAGGCACATTCGGCGGTGGATTAGGAAACTTTGGTCTATCTGGTGTTCCCGGTATCGGTGAGGTCATGCAAATCGGTTCTCAGATTGTAGGACAAGTATATCGCACCGCAGTTCAAAGTGGTAGTTCGGGAATGATGGCTCTTAACAATATGAATCCTGCCGTAACTCCACCGACGGTCAATACAACCATTACAAGTGCTAATACAGGAAAGACATTTACGTTTACCTCGTATTATACCTCTTGACAAGTTTGTGACAATTACTATATAATGTTATGACGATAGCCGAAAGGTATCGTCCTTATACTCTCGCTGAAAAGGAGAACTAATATGACAAACGACTATTTCGGAATCCCAACCGGCCTTGCCCGCCAGTTTATCGGCTTTGAACAAATGCTAGATAAGATTAGAGAGGCAAGCGAAACCCTTCCTAAGATTCCATCTTACCCTCCATACAATATCAAGAAGATTGACGATGAACATTTCGTGATTGAAATGGCTGTCGCTGGCTTCGGTAAGACCGACCTTGATATTGAATTGAAAGATGGTACGCTAACCGTATCTGGTAGTCATGATGCAGATGACAAGGATTATATCTACCAAGGTATTGCTAATCGTGCCTTTACTCGCAAGTTTACTCTTGCTGACACTGTTGTTGTAAAAAATGCGGAGTTAGTCAATGGTCTACTTAAAATTGCTCTCGAACGTTTTGTACCGGAAGAAAAGAAGGCGAAGAAAATCGACATCATGGATCCGTTCGGTGTCCAGGAAGTGACAAAGCAATTTCTGACCGAAGGTACTAAGACCTGGGTCGATCTAGCACAAAAGACCATGGATGCCGTGACACCTAAGTAAGAATAACAAGACCCCTCCACGCCTCTCGTAGAAGCGCACCCGGAGGGGTTACTTTTATAATGAGGTTACTATGAAACTTGTGATTGAAGAATCCCCAAAGACTGTAACAGTTATTACTCCTACAATTGGTTCTCCTAAACTTTGGGATGCTGTTGAGTCCGTCAAAGCACAAACTTATCCTTGTAAGCATCTAATCGTCCTTGATGGTCCGGATGTTAAAGCAGACCGCTTGCCATGGCCGCATGATGGTTATGATAGCATTATTGTAAAGACACCAGAGAACACAGGTAAGACTGGTGGCAACTTTTATGGTCATCGCATCTATGCGGCTTATCCACATCTACTCAATTCAGATTACATTCTATTCCTCGATGAAGATAACTGGTATGAACCTAATCATGTTGAAACACTGGTCAAGACTATTGAAGCAAAGAACCTAGACTTTGCCTATTCTCTCCGTCAGATTTATGATAATGGTAGGCATTTCCGTTGCAATGACAATTGTGAAAGCCTTGGTAAGTGGCCAATCTTTATGTCCCGTAGTTCTCGTCATGGTGAACAGTTCCTAATCGACACATCATCGTTCTGTTTCACAAGAGAGTTTATCCAAAAGACATGCCATCTATGGCATTCTGGTTGGGGTGGTGACCGTCGTTATTTCTATGCTGTTAAAGATCAAGCTAAGTTTGACACAAACGGCAAACATACACTATGCTATCGTTTAGATGGCAATCCTAATTCAGTAACAGAACAATTCTTTGTTGAAGGTAACAAGACACAAGAAGCATATTATGAAGGGAAGTTTCCATGGCTAAGGACCTGATAATTGGTGGGGCGAGCGGCTACAATTGGGATCAGTTGAAATACTGGGTCAATTCTATTAAGAAAACTGGTTTCAAGGGTGATGTTGTTATCGTTGCCACTAACATGCCAGGTGATACAGTTAAGAAGCTGGTAGAGAATGATGTTAAAGTCTATGCCTATGGTCAGAGAACGGAAGATGGTGGTATCGGTAAAACCGAGAATAACATTCCTCCACACGTTGAACGTTTTCTATTCATTTGGGATTACCTGCGCCGGAACAAGGACACTTATCGTTATGTTACCGTTACTGATACACGTGACGTTATCTTTCAGAAGGATCCAACCGAGTATCTTAGTTCTAATCTATTTGCACAGTCCATTGTGTGTGCCTCCGAAGGATTGTCATACAAAGACGAACCATGGGGAAACAAGAACCTTCTTGACACCTTCGGTCCTTTAGTGTATGATGAACTTAAAGATGGGTTGATCTACAATGTAGGAACGATTGCCGGCTTCTATGAGGAAGTTCGTGATCTACTATTACAGATTTTCTTTCAATCTGTCAATCGTCCGATTCCAATTGTGGATCAGGCAGTGTTTAACTTTCTGATTAACCAGCATCCTCTACGTGGTGAAACTCTATTCACTAACAATGTAAGTGGTTGGGCTGTCCAGTTAGGTACAACTAAGGCAGCCGTCGCTGCTGGTGCTGGTGATATCGGTTTGGCAGTTAAGCAAGATCCGTCCAAGATGGATGAATATATAAAAGTATATCAAGATGAACAGCCTGTAGTAAACGGCGACATGGTATATAATGATCATGTGGCTTTCACCATCGTCCACCAGTGGGACCGTGTTCCTGCTATCAAAGAATTGGTTATGAAGAAATATGGATAAGTTAAGACTAGGCTTTGCGGATACCTTTGATGGGGCCAAAGAGTATTTCACCACTATTCTTTCCATGAGATATGAAGTAGTCCGGGACGATCAGCGCCCGGATTATCTTATCTTTGGTGATCGTAACTTTGGTGAGACAAACGTTAGATATGAGAATTGCGTTCGTATCTTCTACACTGGTGAGAACCAGCGTCCATCAGATTATCGTCATGACTTTGCTATCACGTTTGATCATCCACAAGATCAAGCAAAGATGTATCGTTTACCTCTATATGTAATCTATGAGTTTGACCATCTAATTCATCAGAATAGAGAGCAACGACATGTGGATGATTTTGATAATAAGAAGTTTTGTTCTTTCGTTGTAAAGAATCCTGGATGCCAGTATCGCAATTCTTGGTTTCATGCATTGAGTCAGTTTCAACAGGTAGACTCAGCAGGCCCTTTATTCAATAACATGTATAATGGTTGGCGCCCAGAAACGGTTGTTGATAAAGTAAAGTTTATGAGTGACTACAAGTTCAATCTGTGTTTTGAGAATAGTTCATATCCTGGCTACTGCACCGAGAAACTATTTGAGGCTCTTTGTGCTAAGACTATTCCAATCTATTGGGGTTCGTCTACTGCTGCACTCGACTTCAATCCTAAAGCGTTTCTCAATCGTCATGACTTTGCTAATGATCAGACTTTCTTTGACAAGATCGTTTCTCTTTCTAGAAATAAAGAACTATACAATGAAATGTATATGCAGCCTATGTTCCGTGAGGACGAGTTTAATAGAAACTTTAACATACATCGTTTTTTGAATTGGTTTGAATCTAATGTTTATCAAGGTGTGATCAATGAATAAAGCCCTAATCATTACTCCCACAGGTCGTCCGATCTATCATCATGAAGATTATGACAAAGACAATCACTGGCGCTTTACAAAGCCCGAGCGCACATATGAGACTTGTGTGGTTGTCTATAATGACTTTCAGCCAGAGCCAGGAACTTATGACTATATCATTCGTCGCAAGGGTCTAAAATGGAATCTTGCACCAGAGGTTTCTAAGATCATCAACTGGCAGGACTATGATTACATCGGAGTGTGGGACGATGACTATGCTACCGATATTAAGTCTGTCAATCTTGCTTTGTCATATGCTCGGCGCTATGATTTTAGATTGTTTCAACAGGCCACTACATCATTCCAGACATACGATTGCCTCAAGCATAATCCAGAGTTTGCTTTTACCGAGACAAACTTTATTGAGTTAGGTGTTCCATTCTTCCGTAATGATATCTATCGCAAGGTTCTTCGTTTCTTGGATGCCTATAAGTATGAAGCATCCGATTGGGGCATTGATAAGGTTCTTTGTTTTTATCTACAGGCGTCGGCTCATGTGGTTCATGATTGCACAGTTAGACACATGCTACCAGATGAAAGCACCTATAATAAAGAAGATGGCTTTAGAGAAATGGAATATTTAATGCGTGACTTCTTTCCAAAGTATATGAAAGAGAACTTTGGTTTAGACTATCAGTATTCGGATGTCCAGAAAACAATAAGGGCTTATAAGCATGGATAAATTGACAAGATACATTAACTGGATTGACGTTAAGCGACAGTATCAAAACTCCCTTCCTTTCAATCATGTTATTATCGACGACTTCTTCCTACCACATGTAGCTGAACAACTCGCCACAGAGTTTCCATCATATAACAATCCTGGCCTCGGCTTCTATAACAATGCTATTGAGAACAAGAAAGTTCTTAACAAGTGGGACAAGTTTCCAAAGCTAACATATCAGGTCTTTACATACCTGGCTCGTAGTGAGTTTCTTTCTAACATGAGAGAACTTATTGATGAACCAAATCTAAACATGGATATTGGTTTGAATGGAGGCGGCTGGCATATGCATGGTCGTTCTGGAAAGAACAATGTCCATCTTGATTACAACATTCATCCAAAGCTAGGCGAACAGCGCAAACTAAACATCATCATCTATATGACACCAAACTGGAAGAAAGAATGGGAAGGTGGACTTGAAATCTGGTCGCATGATCCTGTGAACTTTGCTCCTAAGGATCTTGTCAAGACTGTGGAGAATAAGTTCAATCGTGCAGTCATCTTTGATACTACACAGAACTCATGGCACGGTCTACCTAATGAACTAAAATGTCCAGAAGGAACTGTTAGACAGTCTCTTGCGGCATACTATGTTCGTCCTGCTCCTGCTGGTGCTGATCCTCGTGGTAAGGCTCTATTCGCTCCTACTGCCGAACAAAAAGGTAACCCAGAGATTGAACAGCTAATCCGTGAACGATCAAGCGTAGCAACGGCAGATAAGTTCCACGCAGGAGACAAGTAATGGAAGAGACCGACGTTGTATTCTTTATCAATAGCGCCATGAATGTCACTGGTCGTTCCCTCTACTCTAATGATGTTAGATGGGAACAGACACAGGAAACGATTTTATCTATTGACAAACAGGTACCAAATAATATAAAATACATTATTGACGGATCGTATCTACCAATTGAGGAATACAAACTCAAATGGTTGAATGATCATGGTGTTAGGATCATTCTAACAGGCCATGTTCCTGGCGTGAAAGAAATATCTCAACACATTGCCAGTTATGGTATTGGTAACAGTATCGCAGAAACACAGTCTATGGTTCATTTCGTCAGATGGTTCAAAGCTAATCTACAAGAAAAAACCAAGGCAAAGCGTATCTGTAAGTTATCTGGTAGATATAAGATTAACGAGAACTTCAAGTGGGATGATCCTGCTTATGAAGGTAAGTATGTCTTTGTAAAGCACCATCAGTCAAACAGTCCTCGCAAAGCCGAATTAGACCTGAAAGGATTGTTTGTTGTTCGTTGCTGGCACATGGATTATGCTCTACTAGATAACTATGAAAGAGTTATCACAAACATCGCTAACGATTGCGCCGGTCTCGGTATCGATGCGGAAAACTCTTACTACAAAAACATTCCTAAAGATTTACTTTATGAAGTGGAAAAGATTGGCGTAGAAGGTTATGTCTCACCCGTGGGAGTCTATGAAAATGAGTAAAACACTATTGATTACAGGTGGTGCCGGGTTTATCGGTCACCACGTTATTGACCTGTTCTTACAGAAAACTGATTGGAACATTGTGTCACTTGATCGCCTTGACTATTCAGGCAATCTAAATCGCCTTGATGACGTTGTTCGCCGCTATCCTGCTGAAACTCGTAAGAGAGTTAAGGTTGTGTATGGTGATCTTCGTGCAGAGGTTACATCGCTACAGGGAAACTTTATTGGTGATGTTGATTACATCCTTCACATGGCAGCATCGTCACACGTTGACCGCTCTATTGAAGATCCAATGTCATTCGTTATGGATAACGTTGTCGGTACAGTAAACATTCTAAACTTTGCCCGCAAGTGTAAGAACCTCAAGCGGTTCATCTATTTCTCCACTGACGAAGTTTTCGGTCCTGCTCCAGGTACCATTACATATGGTGAGCGTGATCGTTACAACTCAACAAATCCATACTCAGCATCTAAGGCTGCTGGTGAAGAAATGTGCGTTTCGTTCGAGAACACATACAAGCTACCAATCTTCATTACTCACACAATGAACGTCTTTGGTCAGCGTCAGCACCCAGAGAAGTTTCTACCAATGTGTATTCGTAAGGTTCGCAATGAAGAAACTGTAACCATTCACTCTGATCCATCTAAGACAGTTCCTGGTTCACGTTTCTATATTCATGCTGCCGATGTTGCTGATGCAATGTATTTCCTACTACATCTAACACCAGAGCAGGAAGCAAAGGTTCATGAGCCTGATTATGGTGGAGCCAAGTGTCCAAAGTTCAACGTTGTTGGTAAAGAAGAAATCAACAATCTTGAATTGGCTAAGTATGTTGCAGGTGCAGAAGGCAAAGAACTCAATTATGAGATGGTAGACTTCCATTCATCTCGTCCAGGCCATGATCTTCGTTATGGTCTATCTGGCGAATATATGAAGTCACTTGGTTGGGAGCCTCGCTTTACTCTCCGTGAACGTATCAAGGAAGTGGTCGATTGGTCACTTGCTAACCCAGAATGGATTGAGGTGACAGAATGAGCGTAACATATACTATTATCGATCCTATGCCAGACCCACAGTGGGTATCTGGCAAGGATATTCTACCACTACTAAAAGACTTTAAGAATCCTGTTGGTATCGAGATTGGTGTTGATGAAGCACCAACAAGCTGGTTCTTTCTAAAGAATAGACCTGATCTAAAGCTATATGGAGTTGATCCATATCAGGCTTATCAGGACTGGTATCCAGAAGGCTTTATTAGCCAGCGTCAACAGGATGAAAAGTATGATAACATGCGCCGCCGTACCGAGGAGTTTGGTGATCGTTGGAAGCATTATCGTCTAACGTCAGATGATGCCGTTCGTCTATTTGATGATAACGCATTTGATTTTATCTTTATCGATGGTCTACATGAGTATGAGCAGGTTCTAAAGGACTGCCGTAACTATTGGCCAAAGATTAAGAAGGGTGGTGTATTCGCCGGTCATGACTACCGTGTTATTGCTGGTGTTGGTAAGGCGGTAGATGAGTTTGCTGCCGAGGTTGGTGCTACACCAATTCATCTACCAGAACAAGACGCATGGTACTGGATTAAGGAGTAAACTATGGATTGGGAATGTCGTCCGATTACGGAATGTATTGCATGTGGTTCAAGCGATTTGGTTCCTGTATTGGATCTCAATTCCCAACCATTAGCTAACTCATATAAAAATAACCAGAACGATCCAGAGGCGGAATATCCTCTGGCTATCAATCGCTGTAAGCATTGCTATCATGTCCAGTTGACACATCAGGTGAATCCAGAACTTATGTTCAAGGATTATGCCTATGTGTCAGGCACATCAAAAACGATGTTGGAGTTCTTTGATTGGTTGGTTGATTTTACCACCAAGAAATATGGTTCAACTCCAAAATCAGTGTTAGATATCGGATGCAATGACGGTAGTTTCCTCAACGCATGGGGTGGCACGGGAGCCTCCAGGTTCGGTGTTGATCCTGCCGAAAACTTGTATCCGATATCTTCTAAAAATCATTCTATTCATTGTGGCTTCTTTACTGGTAAGGAGTTTGGTGATAGAAAGTTTGATGTTATCACCTGTCTAAATGCCTTTGCTCATAATGCAGACCAGCTAACATTGCTGAAAAACATTCGTAAGCGTATGCATGATGACAGTCTACTATTCTGCTCCACTTCGCAAGCCAATATGATCTTGAATGGTGAGTTTGATACGATCTACCACGAGCATCTATCATTCTATAATATCAAGTCAGCCCGAGCATTGTGTGAACGTGCAGGACTAAACTTGATCGATGTGTATAAGCATCCTATCCATGGCACAAGCTATATCTTTGTTATCTCCCGTGACAAGGAAGCCAAACTCAATATCGAAAGAAAGATTGTTGAGGAAGAGAATATGGGTCTATATGATCCAGAAACTTATGATCATTATGCTGAACGGTGTTACTTTGTGGCCGATAAGTTTGCAACAACCATTCGTGAGTTAAGAGGTCTAGGTATCACAGTAGTTGGCTATGGAGCTCCTGCAAAAGGCAATACACTAATGAACTTTGCCAATGAGGGTCCAGATTTTATCATTGATGATAATCCTCTAAAGCAAATGAAGTTTACTCCTGGCATGTCTGTTCCTATTCAACCAGCGGGTTACATGACACTAAACTATTTTGAGAAAGAGAAACTAGCTTTTGTTCCTCTTGCATGGAACTTCTATGATGAAATCAAGACCAACATCTATACACTAAGACCAAAGCATCTATTCAAGGATATCTTTGTTCGTTATTTCCCAGAGTTCAAAATTGATGAATAACATCGTAGCATACTATCATATACATTTGACGGACGATCCACTAATCTGGTCGTCCATCTTCCTTGAACAAATGAAGGTGATAGAGGATTCAGGTCTTAGCCAGCATCTTACCAAAATGAGGATTACCTGTATCGGTCAGGATGATGATCGAATCCAAATGTTTGTTAGACTATGTGAGTCCTATAACATTCCTATGGAATTAACTGCTGTTAAGAATCCATTTGCCAACGACCGTGATATGCTCTATAATCGTAATAGTGATAAGTCATGCACGGAAGATATCACACTAAAGCGGATCTATGAGGATTGTAAGAATGAGGACATGAAGGTTCTATACTTTCATTCCAAAGGTTCAACCTCATATTCCACAAACGTCAATGTCAATAACATTGTCAAGCATAAAGAATACTTTTACTGGCGTTCTTTCATGAACTGGGCAGCATTAGATCAATGGGCTTGGTGTGAGAATGCCTTAGGACAATATGACATTGCTGGTGGTGACTATCATGAAGAACCGTCGCCACACTATTGCGGTAACTTCTGGTGGGCAACATCTAATCACATTAGACAGCTACCAGATCCGTTAGATAAGAAGTGGTGGTATGACTTACAACAAAGAACAACTGATCCTTGGATTAAGCAAGCACCAGTTAGAATGTATGATGAAATGTGGATCGGTGCCAGAGAAGGCATCAAAGCATACAATCATGTTGACCTAAAAGGCAGAAGTCCTGTCAAAGATTGTATTACAGTATTAGATTGCGAAAGGTTGTTACAATGAAGGTAGCAGTAATTGGTGCAGGTGGTCATGTTGGCTTTCCATTCTCATGTGTGATTGCCAATGCTGGACACACTGTCTATGGTATCGATGTTAATCAGAATGCCGTAGATATGCTAAACAAAGGCTTCGTGCCTTATGTTGAGGAAGGCGCCGTTGAAATACTACAGGAGAATCTCCGCTCGGAGCGTTTGCTATTCTCCACCGACTTTGATTTTATCAAGGACGTTGATGTTGTTGCCATTATGATTGGCACACCAGTAGATGGAGAAGGTAATGCAAGGCTGGATGATCTTTTTAATTTTGTTGACGATACTCTTATTCCTCGTATGAGTAAACATCAACTAATCGTCCTTCGTTCAACAGTGTCACCAGGAACCACCGAGGTTCTTCGTAAGCATATTGAGAAGAAGCATGGTTGGAGAGAAGGTTTAGATTACTTTCTTGTGTTTTGCCCAGAGCGTGTTGTGCAGGGCAAGTCTATCATTGAAACAACCAAGCTACCACAGATTGTTGGTGCGTTCAATGATTTTTCGTATAAGGCCGCTAAGGACTTCTTTAGCACATTTATTACTAATCAAATCTTCCAACTGACTCCCAAAGAGGCAGAACTTGGCAAGTTGATGACCAATATGTATCGTTATGTTACTTTTGCGTTTGCCAATGAAATGTGGATGATTGGTGAAAAGCATGGAGTGAACATTGACAAAGTTATTGACGCATGTAACTATGATTACCCGAGAATGGACGTACCTCATCCTGGACCTAATGTCGGTGGTCCGTGCCTATTCAAAGATGGTCGTTTTCTTCTTTCTGATATTCCTTTCGGCGACCTTATTCAAACTAGCTTCCTTATCAATGAAGGCATGCCAGAGTATGTCTTTAACCGTATCAAAGAAATGAATCCTGATATTGAGAAGGTACTTATCCTTGGTGCTACCTTCAAGAAGGGTTGTGATGATACTCGTAACAGTCTATCATTCAAGATGCGTAAGGTATGTAAGAAGCATGGTGTAGAAGCATATATGGTTGATCCGTTGAC